TTAGTGGGATCTAAGCACATATGTGTATAAGATTGCGTATTGTGTCACTCTGGCCAGCGCTTCGGACGTGTTATCAATGCTGACTTTCTTGGCCTGTTTAGATAGCAGCTTTTCTTTTCCAGCAATCCGATACTTCAACCGCCAGTAACGTGAACTATTTGTGTTTACTAATAAAAATAATCCGCCACCGTCGGAGAGCTTGTAAGGTTTCTCTTTTCGTTTTGCGGTATCCACTTGCCGGGCGTTTAGTTTCATGTGGGGGTATCTCATTCCATTGAACCTAGACTTACCCCCATTTATACCCCCAACTATCTATAGAACTCAGTAGATGCGGATAAACGTAGGGATACCAGGAAGTTCCAGAGATACTGATTATATAAGGGATTTATGGACTTAGATAGACTTCAGGAGACGTAAAGATGGTACGCCCTACAGGGCTCGAACCTGTGACCTACGGCTTAGAAGAACGTCGTAGTATATATAACTCATTGTAAACACTGGCCCAATCTGCATTCACAAGTGACATTGTGGCTAACAATGACATATCACTGACACTTCTTCGGCACTATAGATGCGTCACTAATATGGCACTGCATCATTCGGCATCCCTGCCCATCATCCCCTACTCAATACTACCCTGCCGCTTTAACCGGATACGGTCTGCTAATTTGTGACCTAGGCAAGCCATGTGCCTTGCCCACCTTTACTAGCGCACCGAACTTCAATGCGATAAAAAGCGGTTGCCGTTGATGTGAATGTCATCCATAACCAGCCCTGCTGAGTCGTTGATGGGAAAGTTGTCTTAGAAACTCCGGTTGGTGATGTAACGTTTTCAGTATATGCCGAAGAACCAACCCCGGCAGCCGTAGGTAATATGCTATTAGCTGATGAGCCATATATTTTATCTATCTTCAAAGTGGTTCCTCCGGATTGTCTGCTCAGTAATATCTCAGTCACCCCGTTTGGATTTGCTGTCGTATCGGAGCTGCCAAATGTAGTGATAGTTACTCTAACCGGCGCTGAGTCAAAATAATTACCCGCAACCCCCACAAATGGATAAAGACCATCTGGTAATGGGAAGAAATAGTCACCGCTTAATATAATTGCTGTGGGAATAGTTGCTGGCGAGCCGTAGCTGTATTGTGGAATTTGCATAACATAGACTTCATCAAATGCTTTTCTGATGTTATTGGCATTTGTTTGTGTAGCTTCCGAAGCTTTTACGGGCTCAATAATAATTCCTTGCAAGAAGTGTTCTGCTGGCTGTTCACCGGAGTACTGTACAACTAAGTTTTTCCACCCCCTGCCAACATATGAACCCACCAAAGAATTTCTACCTGCGCTCGTTCTTCCGGATTGAATAGTTGTTCTTGTTGTTTCAAATACATGTCTGTTTTGCAAAGATTTTGTTGTCAATCGACTAATAGCGCCATCCCCTTTTCCATAAGTGTCTGACATTATCATTGTAGCTCCCGTGATTTCACCAATAACATAAAGATTAGCCACGTCCGCATCTAAATAGAAGCTGAATGCCATCGATGCCACTGTTGTAGCTGGGAATAGTCCGACTGCACCATTTGTAAGATATGCTCCGGATAAGTTTGTAGACAGTGAAGCACCGACAGAGAAAAACCCTATCCCCTCGCCAGATCTTCCGGATTGAATTGAAGTGAGTGAGTTGATGCTCCTGTGCTGGCCAGCCCATCCGCCAGACATGACAAATGCTGCTACCGCGTCGCCTAATTTTGCGTACCCAGCTGCATTAAAGTGTGTTGAATCTGAATATACTCCGGTATAGAGGCAGTGCTGATTTACTTCATGCGCATTAAACACAGGACAACCGTATATTTCAGCAAGCGCCATAGCATACTGACCGAAAAAATTCGATGGTTGATTTGTGTTGCCAAATTGCTTCGCCGTTGGTGTGTGAATGACAACACCGCAACCCCAGTCGATATATTTCCTTATCATCAACTCAATATAGTTTGAATATTCATCGAATGTAGCACCAGCGACACCGTCAGAATCATTCAGTCCGATCATAATGTGAGCCACACTTGAATTGGGATTTGTAGTCCATCGGTTATATGAAAGTTTTGCGGTATCACCGGAGTATCCGCGATTTACGACAGTAACCAATGTTCCAGTCAACACCCTCAGCACCGATTGCAGTTGTGACGGGTATTGGATTGGCGCATGTGTCGCCCAGTCACCATTATCAGCTGGGATACGGTCAGGCGAAGTCTGGTCATATCCGGCAGTAATGCTATCACCCACACAGACAACACTAAAAGATTCACGTGATTTTAGTTTTTTATTTGCGACGGCCAATGCTTTTATATTTCTAACGCGATAGTCAGATGAGATAGACCCTTCTATTGAATTGTCAATTTCGTCGAGCTTCGATTGGACTGTGCCACCTGACTGAGTGCCAATCATATTGGCACCGGCAATGCTCGCTAGTGCAGCTCTTAATGCCGCATCACCAATTCCTACCCACGCACCAATACCAATTCCCCCAGTAGTCTCTGGCGTTGAACCGGAAGGGACAACTTTAGGGAATGACCCATCCCAACGGTAATATTCACCATTACTTTCCCAGCGGAGAACTTCGCTAGAATTAGCCAGTGTCGCTCCAATTTCAAATGAGTCCATGGTTGTCCAGCCAAACTCCTTAATAGCCTTTTCAACAATGTCCCTTATGCCCTCTATTGTTAAATGCTCGCGTCCTAGTCGGTCGGTATATTTCAGAAGAAATGAAGTGACAAACTCGTCAATTTTCCCGGCGTTAAACTTCAAATCAACAGCTGCTTCGCTCGGAACGGGATTTTGTGTCGGTATAGTGGCCATATTTTTTCCATAAAAAAACCCAGCGCATTGGCTGGGTTGGGTGGGTGATATTTAGATAATAAAAAACCCCGACTGGCGAGGTATATTTAGTTTATAAGTTTAGTTTAAAATTCCAGATTTAGTTTCTGTTTTAGAATTAATGAAAGTGTAGTTTTCTACAACGTTATCTTTAAAAACAATTACTAATTGCTTCATATCTGTTGTTGCCCCACCATCAAACAAACCATAGAACGGAATAAATGTTTTCCCACTTATCTTCATGTTAGCCAGAATGTAGTGCCACTGCTCTTTACCATCACTAGTAAAGCTAGCAGTAGATGGGTCTCCATACATGCTTCTAATTTTCTCTTTAGTGGTCTGCCCTTTAATTATCTTACTTTGAACGCTAATCTGACTCTCATTCTCAATGGATTTATTCCCAGAAGAAGCACATCCAGCCAAAATAGAAGATGCCAATAATAAACCAATAAATACTATTTTTTTCATATCCCTATCCCCACACTTTGCAAGTGGAAACATCATAGCAATGGTTTATAGAACAATCACTTTTTCTCATTGTTCTTATTTGCTAAATCTACCGCATTTCTAGCGGCTCTCATGGCTATCTCTTCGAGAATTTCACTTGGTAAAAGGTATTCCTTTGCCCTTAACAGCATACCACCCGAACCACTGAGGGGATCTCCTAACTGGTGCCGCTTAACGGCTTCCAGCAGAATTGCCACTATCTCTGCATTTACCGACCGCTTGTTATCTGAAGCCATAGACTGCACGGCATCTTTAAGGTCTTGAGGTAAACGTATGTTAATTTGCGGTTCAGTTCTCGCCATCTTTTGCCTCCATATGTTCTTATTGACATGGTAGCACCGTCCTGCTACTTTCGTAATCGTACAACGGTGCTACCATCAAAAGGAGTGGAATATGTTAGGGGCAAGAGGCATGCCACAGTTCAATATAAGGACGACAGAGAATATTCGAGAATCAATAAGGGATTTAGCGGCATCACACGGAAGGTCAATGAATTCTGAAATTATTCAAGCCTTACAAGAGTACATAGCCAGAAATAGTGAAGCCCCAACTACTTGCGATAGTCAGGGCTTCGATTTGTCCCATCCCCACAAGGAATAAAGACATGACTAGTATAGCAATTATTGAAGCAGTTAACACCACAGCAGTGCAGTTCCACGGACAGCCAATCATTACTACAATGGTAGCTGGTGTCGCCTATGTTGCGATGCGACCTATCGTAGAAAATATTGGTATTGATTGGGCCGGTCAAACCGTCAAGCTTCGGAATCAAAAAGATAAATTCAACTGTTGCGATATCGCAATGGTTGCCTCTGACAACAAGATTAGAGACTTCCTTTGTATTCCCCTTCGCAAGCTCAACGGTTGGTTATTCAGCATCAACCCTGAGCGTGTCCGGGCGGATATAAAAGACAAGCTGATCCAGTACCAAGAAGAATGCTTTGCTGTCTTACATGAGTATTGGACTAAAGGTGAAGTAAGCAAAAAGACCAAAACTCGCCAATCCACTGCCACTCAGTTAACACCACTTCGCCAAACCGCAGAACGGTTAATCGCCACCGGTCTTGGCAAGATTTATCCTGACATCTGGAAATTGGTTCACTCTCGTTTCGATATTGAGCACATACACCAGTTACAGCCACATCAGGTCGGTGAGGCTATCGAATATCTGAATGCTATCGAGGGTGAATATCTTGGGCGCGAAACTAATCCAACTACGGTCAAACAAGCTCAATTCACTGATGAAGAGCTTTGCAAGCTGTGCTGGCTTTGGAAACACGCAGTATCAATGATTAGTGATATGTACGATGTATACCCAATATTAAGAGCCGCAGAGCACCGACTTGCTGGTTCGTTTTACTCTGCTGGGCATGAGTTTCCGCGAAGCGTGAATGATGCCAGACGAATCCTAGAAAGAGAAACTGCACATATTCAATGTGATATGTGGCGAAACGATAACTGGCGAGTATTAAACAGGATGAGAATCGATAACCCACGCTTCTAATCATTAATCAGCGCAAGGATGCGCTACCTCACATTAGGGGGATGGTGCAAGGCAACGCAAAATGGTGGGGGCTAGAAGTAAGTTTCCTACTTGCAATACTTGCTCTCGGCATCGATGTAGACTTCGTTAAGCCCATAAAACGCTGACAGCATCTTTTCGTTTGCTATTAATGGATATATTGGCTTCAGGTTAACCTTAGAAACCTTGGTCGGGTGATAAACGAATCGAGTGCCAACCTTACTTCCAGTTCGACTTGTTCCTGATGCAATGCCGCATACACTTACAGTTTCACCAGGGTAGACTTTCAAGTCTGATAGTGTAACCGGCTTCTCCCAGTCAAATATTCCCCCGCAAATCTTCATCACGACCTTGTTTGCTTGTTCGCCAAATGCCTGACCTTTCTTTTGCATAAGTTCAGCGCAAGGTTCTCTGCCGTTGAACACAGCAATTTTCTCTACAACTGCGGAAGAAACATCCTCCTTAAGATTTTTGTCATTTACACCATTACACCCAGTAAGAAGTACAGATAAAGCAATCCAAAAGTAGCGCATATCCCTATCCATCAATAATAAAAAATCATGGTATCAGAGGATATAACAAACGCAAAAACCCACAGTTAAGTGGGTTGGGCTTTGGTAATTAGACTTAACTAATTAAGCTACATCAGCGCCGTGGATCAGATGGCGCAAAGCTTCTACCCCGTTAGCGTTGTAGCGGAACGCCTCAACTTGCTTGCTGCTATACGCAGACTTATCCATTACATAAATGCCGTACTGGTCAGTCTTGAGGTTATTGGCGTTAGATATGCGGCCGATTTTTTGAGCAGAAATACCAAGCATCTCGCCAACCTGACCGGCTGTGTAGAAATGTTCTTCCATCTTTGGCAAAGGGATAGCTTCAAAACCAGCGACAGGGTTAATAATGTTAGCCGCAGCGCATTGTTTAGACAGCTCACTAAGGTTTGGCATCATGTCGAAAAGCTGATGAACGGCTTCAACTGACATTTTCAACGTTCTCGCCCTGCGATACTCAGGCAGCCCTGATGAACTTTTTGCAGGAAGCGCCTTGCCAGTTTCCAGTTCACGCCAGCGTTTTGATACTTTGTGGCGGAGTGGAATGCTGTAGCCGGTGATCAGTGTCATGGTTAAATCTTCATCGAGAAGATATTCCTGATATACGCGCCCTTTTGCATCCGTGTAATCGGCGGAAAAGTCCGCCGATTGAATATTAAGCGCTTCGAACATTTTGCGGCAGTCGTGCAGCACATCTTTATGTTGCTTACCAGTAAGAGTCGCAATCTCTCGACTAGACATTTTCGTGACATCAGATCTACCATTTGCTAAAGTTAATGCAGACATAAAACCTCACATGGTTTAGTTTATTGAGCCGCCAGCGCTAACTGGCGGTTTTTTATTGCCTGTGTTCCGGCAAAGTTAGTGGCATCCAACGGCTCTTTCTACAGCCCGAACCTTGTGACGCAACATTTGAACATGGTGTTGTAAAGAGAGTAGGTGAAACGATGCGGCGTCGACTTCATATCCAGCATTCTTCATATCATCAAGTAGCCGTCCGCATGGGTTAGGGTAATCAGCATCGGGGGTGAGCATATTAACTGGATACGCCCATGGTGAGCTTAGTGCGCGTTCACCTATAATCCATCGGTAACTATCGAACCATGACATCGGGTAAGATATTTTTGGTGAAGGCAATGATTCCTGCTTACCGAGGAACTCACCTTCAATAGGAACTCGCGCAGCCAGAGACAGAGCGTCGGTAAACTGATCTTCATTAATTTCTTTGTAGCTGCAACCAAAGTGAGTTTTCAGCGCCGACCACATAGTGATTATGGCCTTGGCTTGATTCTCTTTTGGTAGAGCCTTGCCGCGATTCATTACTAACTGCTTAACCGCTTCCTGTTGCTCAAGGGTAATTTTACCGGGCAATGCTTTCTTGGTGGACTTACGTGGGTTAACAACTAAACCTTTAGTCCAGTATTCGTAAAGAACATCATCACATTCTTCTTGATACTGAATCACTTTGTCGCGGATTTCAGGTTTAACTTTGTTAGGGCTAATGGTCTGGAGCCAGCCGTTGAGTTTGCGAAGAGATAGGCAAGTCATAGCTTGTTTTCCTCCAACAGAAGGTATAACGATTTCCGTTACACCTTTTGGGAAGCGGCTTTTAATCTTTTCCAATTGCCCCTGCCAAGTAATACCCATGCCTTCCACGATAGGCTTCATTGGGGTGTATGGCTCATCATTATGATTTACGATGTACAGGCTAGCGCCGTGAAACGGAACGTTGATAGTCGTGATCTGAGTTGCTATACTTGGCATGTCGATAACTCCGAAAGTATTTGACAAATTAGAAGCCCCGTTAGTGTTCGAGCACTGCGGGGTTTCGTCGTTTTTACTGGGCATGCATTTGCCCCCTGAACTTCAAAGCCCATACTAGAGCCTGCACCAGAGCAGCGTTTTCCGATAACCCCTCTTCGTCTGCAATTCGTTTAAATTCTTCTTTCACTTTTTTCGGGTAACGAAGAGTCGTTTTTGCTTCAGTCTTTTCCATGTTCACCTCCCTTCATGATGGCATTATGCCTTGAAAGCAGAATGCCACTATTGAATATAAATAGCAATATGCCATCATCCATTTTTTTAATGGTGAGTGTTATGGCTGAAAAACAGGTTAAAGATTACGAAAAGTTTGTTGTGCGCTTTCCTGATGGGATGCGAGACGCTATAGCGGAGCGCGCTAAGGCTAACGGACGGTCAATGAATTCTGAAATAGTGCAAATTCTAGAAGATTCATTGGAAATCGAAAAAGAAGTATCCAGTGCTAGAAAGGCAAAGGAATCTGGTGAGCCAATGCCTGATTTTTATGAAAAGCTCTACAGTCGCCTTGAAGGTGAGTTTTTAGAAAAACTACAAGAATCAATAGTTACAAAATTAAGAGAAATGAAAGACGAAGATTTATCTAACAAAAATCCCACCTGAACCGGAGGAATAGATGGAATGGATAATAGGAATCATTGCTCTCGTCTTCATAGCGTCAATGTTCAAGCCTCGTCGATGTAGTGTGTGTGGTACTGGTTTTAAGAAGAAATACTTCACGTGGGAAATTGACGGTAAAAAACAAATTTGGCTAAGATAAAAGCCCACCGGAGTGGGCCAGAATGCAAAAACCCGCCGGAGCGGGCTGTCGTTTTCTATGGGCTAGGTAATCACATACTCATATGTTTTATCGCTATATTCCGCGAGCGTTAATGAAGTCGTTCCGTCTGAATTTGGCTTCTTCTCTGTGACAGTCCATAGAGTTGAATCCAGTTCTGTCAGCGTGGCGATGATGTACCTCGACGGAGATTGAACTTCGTCCCCATCCCAGATGTTTAGCGGGATGTCTGGAATGCTTGAAATGAACCCCATAGAAGTGTCATCGCGGGGGTAAGCCCTGTACCTGCTGCTTGTGTAACCTGCGTCGTCAGTAATAACGACATACATGTCACCATCGAATTTAATGTTTTCGTTGGTGCTAAACAGGTCGCCGCTTCGCTGAACGATATAGCCAGCCTGCTGATTCTCATCATAAGAGTCCGCAGCCTGGATCATCATGCCAACATACGTGTATTCCCCGTCTGCAAATACTTTACACCCCATCCTTATGCGCGAATGTATTAGCCTGTTCACTTCAAGAAGCGCCCTATCCCTCGCTTGATACTCATTCCGGCACCCAAGCAGCTTTATCTTTACTGGCGATTCAGCCGCTTGCTCAACAATTCCGGTATCGGTGATCCGATAGCGAATAAAGGTTTTCTTATTTGTCGTTGGACTCACATATTCAAGTTCTACACCGTCATTACCGCCTGGCATCGTCATGTCATAAGTGATGCTGTACTCGTCAGTGTGCATATTCGAACGATTGAACGAGGCCATTGGGAAATCGACTTTCTGGTCGCGAACAAACGAGAGCACTCCGTCATCCATAAAGGCAATAACCCTGGCGGCATCGCAAATAGTCTGCACTCGGTCACCGAGTGAGATATCTTCATCGTCAAAGGTGTAATCAAAATATCCCAGCCGAGAGTCCGGCAATGACGCGGCTATGGAATAAAGCTCGTACAGATCGATAGTTGACGTTGCCTGTCGCCCGATAACCAGCCAGGTATGCGCCACGGCATCGGCGAACGAGCGGGATGGACGAAGGGTGTAATCAACAAGCCGTGTCGATAAGTTGTAAGTGATGGTGTGCCGGTTAATGAGCGCGTTATATTTCCGTTGCCGCGCCCCTGTGGCCTGCTCAGTTGCCGTCACTGTCACTCTCACAAGAGTATCATTTGCATGAACCTCGTCGTTCCTGACGCGTACAGAGTGGATTTCAGCCAACTGTAATGAGTTACTATCTGAACTGTTGTTCGTCCGGGTAACCTGTACGGCATATCGACCGTAACCAGCGGTTGGGATTAGCTTAATTGTTTGAAAGCGGAAATCCTGACCACCAGAGTTATTCGATATGCTTCCACTATACGTTTGCGACGGGGCGATCTGCGCATTGTCATCATCAACCTTCCAGTAAACGACTGTATATGTAGCAGTGGCGTCATTGGCTTGCTGCGCTTGAAAGTGAACCCACAGTTGATTGCCGGGAATCGGTGCGAAATACGGCCCCATCGCAAGCGGCTGATTGTCATTGATGATTAACTTAGTGCTGTTCACCGTCGCTGTGGTTGGCGTGGTGTTCGCATCTGCACCAGTCAGGTTTTTAAAATAGAATGTGTAGAAATACTGCGGTGAAATAATTGCGCCATCATCCGTTAATGTTGCTTGGAACAAGTCCGCCGTTATTTCTACATCTCTTGTCACATTGCCACTTGCGGTTCCGTAAGTGACATTAATAACAAATGTCACAGCGCGAGGTTTCGTTATATCGTAGAAATAATCAAACTCCGCCTGCTTCTTGATCCTGACCGATATCTGCCCTCCAGCATAAACACCGTCAATGACATTTGTTGATGTTGCTGTGTACGCTGGGAAAGAATCACTTTCATTCGGGCCGGGTATTTCTTGCCCGTCGACATCATCAAACTCGAAGCCTTCATTAATAACAGGGATTACCGTGCCAGGGGGAAATATCTGATAACTGGCCCCGGCCAGCGCGGTTAGATTTGATTCAGAGTATCGAACACTGGTTACCGTGTAGCTTCCAAGGCCGAAATTCATCCACTCCGTGACGTATTTGATGTTGTCGATGAACTCAAACATAGACTCCTGAATGAGGTCAGGGTAAGAGCGAACCTGCCCGTAAACATCGGGTCGCGCCTGATATGTTCGCGCAACGTTTGTCTGCCCGGTCAGCTTATTATTGGGTGAGTCTTTAGTGTTGCTCTCTGCAACAGAGAACGAAGCGCCACCGGTGCCCATCCCTAACCATGAAAAGACTTTGGTAACAAGCTTAAAAACCGGCTTAAGAATGTCGCCAATAAACCCTTTTGGCTGGTCAAATATCTGAATTCGATGACTTTCAAGTAACGGAAATGACAATTCATCATCTTCTGATAATTTACGGCCATTAATGACAATATCCACATCGCTATGAAAGTCCTGTGCATCAAACCACTCGAAGAAATTAACGCCGCTATCAATAGTAACTCGTTCTTTAGGCGAGCCGGGTACTCGCTGGATCTCTATTTGTGGCATATTCAAAGAACTCCAGTCTGGTAAATGTTTTTTCGATAATTCGAAGCCGATCCATTCTCACCGCGCCATTTTCACCGCGGCTGTGGAGCGCTTGCCCGTCGATGATTAACCCCACGTGCTCTGGACGCTTTCCGACATATCCAACAAAGATGCCGTCATTCACTGGCAGGCTCGCTTTTCGCCAGTAAACAACCTCTTCTTTGAAGCAAGTCAGAAATTCGCTTTTGGACTCGTAACCATTCTTGCTGTGTATTTCTCTGCCGAGGACATGTCGGTAATACAGAACAACCAGGCCCCAGCAATCACAGCACTCAAAATCACAGGCGCGGTTAGCCCACGGAATGCCAATCATCCGTTTGATAAACTCTGTTTTGTTCATAGGGAATCAGCCGTTAATGAGGCCCGGCCATTCGGCAGGGTCATACCTGAAAGCTACGTTTCTGTTGAGAGGGTTTGTCATTGAAAGGGAGACGTTGACGTCAAGCGTATCAAGGGAGCAATCGGACACATATAACTGCCAGCTTTTTAATTCTGTTGTTACATCAGCAGAATCAAACACACGATAAACAACAGTAATCGGGGCAATTCGGCTGTAGTTTCGCCACAACTTAAGCTGTTGCTTAAAGTCCTGCGCCAATCGGCTGAATTTAAGTGTTGAGTCGATTATTGGTGTGCTGCTTTGCTGGCTTTCTGTCAGTTCAAATCGACAGGGTTGATATTCATTCCCCCCCAGAACTTTAGGAAAGATTTGATTATTAACCAGCCGGATCACCCCAAAAGAAACATGACTGAATTCGATTGCTTCAAATATGATGCGGTTAGGTCTTTGCGCCCTTATTTCGCGCAATGTTGGCATTATTCACTCCGGGGTAATGTTTCGGTTACGATGATATCAAGCCAGCTATTCCACGGCGCTGGTAGCTCAATCAGGATGTCGTCAAATTCATCGTCAGAGTTAAACATGCCTCTTGTGATGACATTGCCAGTCCATGTGATGATATTCCCGTTCATATTCATTTGCGGGTAGGCGGTAAAGTGCAACTCCTGCATTTGTACTTCAACGCCACCCAGGTTAATTGGCATTCTGAACCAGCGATTACACCCATCTAAATATTTGGGACTTCTTAGCCACTGAGTGAATGCCCTGTTCTGTTCAATGGTTAATATCCAGGTGACGCTCCATGTCGTTTTGAGGTCATCGGTTAGCTTCTGGAATATCGGCGCGCCGACTTGGGGCTGGTCTGTCCTAAACCCCGTATCGGTTACCTGGTTCTTATTCGCTTTCTGCGCCAGCGGAAACCAGTCAGGATAATCAACAATCAATTTGTCGCCCTCCTGGGTGCGTTATGGAACGTTGATATAGCTTGGCCGACTGGCCCACCTTGTGAGATGTCATAGACAATAGCCTGAATAGTCACCCCGCCTTTACCATCCGACTGAGCTTGTGCATCAACAGTGGCTCCAGAGGAGTAGTTTTCAAAGTTCATGGTGACGTTTATCTGCCCACTGCCGCCATTCATGTCCTTATTGCTGACAACCGAGCCATTATCTCCGGGGATCATGTACTGCTTCCCGTTGGATGCCTGGTATATTTCAGGCAGTCCACCTTCACCGACCTGATACATTGAACCGGCTGATACCGGGCCGCCGTTCTTACGCATACCAGAAACGGCAAGTCCGGTTGCAAGTCCGACAGTAGACGTTATCCCTGCCGATGCAGGGGCTGCATTCGCGCCAAGTGTGGCAAGGGAAGCCATTGCGGCAGCCGGGGCCCATGCGGCAGCAACACCAACGGCCTCGGCGGCTGAGGCCGCAGAGACAGCCGTCCCCATAGCTTTCTGGATGATGAGATTTTTAACCCACTCAACACCCATTTGAACGATGCCGTTAATCACTTGATTGAGGATGGTGTTTCCCAGGGATCGCATAGCATCAGACACCGACATGGTTCCGGTTAGTAGCCCGGTGATTGCATTCGATGCATTACCCGAAAATGAGTCTACAGCGCTGGTTAGCATGTCAAAACCAAGACTTTGTTGGCTCAATAGCTCCCACTGGGCCGCCGTACGCTGCTGCTCATATTGGTTGTTTGCAGCATTCATCAACGCAAGCCCTTGCTGCTCAGTTATCACCTTTTGCTGAGTGAATTGCTGAATTAGGGCCAGTTTACGGGCGTTTTCATTTGCCAGCGCTTGAACTGGGTCAACTTGCGCGGCCAGTTCTTGTTGTGGGGTTACAGATTTAGCCGCAGATGCTTCCGCTATCGATTTTGAATAGTCAGCGGCAATTTGCACTCTACGCTGCTGTGACTGCTCGAAAGAAATGTCGCCTGCCGCAAGCTGTCGGTCTAACTGTGATAAATCTAACTTACGTTGCTGCTCTGCCTTGACGACACTATCAGCATCAATTGCAGCCTTTTTATCAGCCATGCGCTGTTGAATATCAAATATCTGACCGGCTTGTTGCGTTGCCTGCTGGATCTGCTGCTGAGACGCTCCGGTACCTAAATCTTGAACAGCAGCAAGCTGCGCGGCTTCGCGATTGAGTCCTTTTGTCTTTAATTCAGCAACGGCCATTTCATTGCTTAAATCTTGCAATGATTTAACCCGGCGTTTCTCTGCTGCTTCGGCGGCGGCTTCTTCCTTTGTGGCAGCAGCCGTTTCCTTTTTCAATGCAGCTTGTGCTGCTTGCTTATCATAAGCAGCGCCAGCCTGTTCACGGCCAATTCTTATCGTAGGCTCGTCAGCTCCTAACGCACGTAACTCTTGCTCGGTTTTTAGTTGAGCACGTTTACGAAGGTCAGTCTGAGCAAGCAATTCATTTTGCTGATATAGGTCATCTAAAACCTTCTGTGCTTTTGGGTCTCGTTTAACGGATAAACTTGTAGAGTTAAACCTCTCTTTAGCTCCGCTTGCGACGTTAATTGCTTGGCCTAGCTTATTCATCATGCCCGTAACAAAACTAGCCTCTTGTCCATCTCTTCTGAGAAGATCAATCCCCGTTACAAGAGTCCCGTTAAGTTGTGCACTTAATATACTGGCCCCGTTTACTGCCTGCCCATGAGTATTTTGAATCTTCGTTAAATCGTTTAATGCTATAGCCTGATTATTAAGAGAGACTTTCAATTCATCTGCGGCTTGCCCCCCAATTATCGAGTCTTCACCCCACAGGTAAATCTGCCGGCGATTTCGCTCGACCGCTTCTGTGGCCTTATCGTAAACTTTTTTTGCATCATCAACAGCGGCGGAAAGCTCTGGCAATGAGTTATTCAATTTGCCAATCTCAGCAGCAAGTTGAACGTTACTCATTTCTTTCATTTTAGCGATTAGTGCGTTTACACCATCAGCAAGATCAATAGCCTCTTTTTTTGCCTCTTGTGCCTTTTGATAGAAATAAAAAATTGCTGTTGCCGCAAGAGTGGCAAACCCTGCCGGGCCACCAACCAACGCCAAAGCCCCACTTGCTACTTTAGCTGCCGTAGCTAACGCTCCCTGCGATGCGGCGGCGGAATATGCGGCGGCAGCAAGCCTTACTTGCGAGGCAGTCGCTAGCACTAATGCGCCAACATAGCGAGACCCTACTACAGCAGCAACAACGCCGATAATATTGGCAATTGTCCCGAGGTTCTCGCTGAGGGAGATAACACCCTGGTTGAAAATATTTAGAGCCGTATTAACCGATGATGACTCACCGATAAACTTGGTGATGTTATTAGAGGCAACTGTAAATGACTGACCCATAGTGAGAACGGTATTTCCGAACTCTTTGGCGATCGCATCGCTTTGTTTCAGTAACCCATTAACAACAACATCCGTTGTTAACTTACCTTCCGCCGCCATAGCGCGGAGCTGTCCAACGGTAACGCCGAGAGAATCAGCCAGAGCCACAGCCAACCGGCTGCCGTTCTCTGAAATGGAGTTAAACTCTTCCCCGCGCAGCACGCCAGAAGCTAATGCTTGAGAAAGCTGAATCATGGTCGAGCTGGCTTCTTCGGCTGTTGCGCCAGAAACTACCAGCCCTTTGTTAATCGTGGTTGTTAATTTGGCTAGGTCTGCCGTACTGGTTCCCGCACTTCTCGTAGCCCTTTCCAGTCGCCCGTATAGCGTGGCGGTTGCCTCAAGACCGGCACGTGTGTTCTGAGAAATATCAAATACACGATTGGTTACGGTGAATAAATCTTCGTTAGCCCTTACTGCGTTTACCAGCTTGTTGCTGACAGTAACCCACGAATTACCATAGGAAGCTATTTGCTGAACAGAAATAGCCGCTGACAGTGCGGTAGCAACACGACTTAATGAAAGAAATGATTTCTCCGCCCGGTCTACAGATTTTGCTGTTGAATTGAACTTACCCTCCATCTGATCAAGGCGGTTATTCACTTGCTGTTGGGAAGTGATTAGCTTGCCGACTTCCATCTCAACCTGATAAACGATATTGCCAACCTGATTGTCGCTAGCCATTCTATTCTCCGGGCAATAAAAAACCCCGTCGAGTGACAGGGCTAGGTTATGCTGCTTTCTTGGCTTTTTCGGCGGCTATTCTTTCTTCTCGCCGCTTAAAGTAATCATCGCGAACAGTATCGTATTCTTCCCGTGTAAATCCTTTCTGATCTGGGTATTTGGCGTTAAGCATCAACTGAAACTCAGTCATTGTTAACTGCTCGGCCTCTGCCCGACTTATCCCAAAATGAATTCTTGCTGAGTTGATGTATTCAATAGCCCGGAACTCGTTAACGTAACTATTAGTTTCAGCACGCTGTGGCTTTCTGATTTTGGCCTTACCCATCACACCATGCTCAATTAGTGTGTGGGCTATCAGAATTATTTCACCGGTCGACATACTGCCGCGGCGATACATTACGCCTTTTTTCCCTGGGTGCCATTCGCCAACTAGGGGAGAAACATCGTTATCACAGCAAGCTTGAATAACACTCATTGCTGATGAAAGTAACCCTCTTGAGCCCATTCGCCGAATAGATGTAAATAGCCAAGAGTCATTTCCAGAATCCTTTCCTGTGACATTGCTGTAAGCCAGTTTTTTTAGTGGTGATATTCGTTGAACGTGCTCAATCGCCAGCTTCATCAAGGCTACCATTTGGCTTGCCTCTGCACCATTTAGTGTGGCGTATGTGGAAACAATGTCAGCAGGATCACCTATTCTGCTCATAGCCGTGAGTGATGGGCGAAAAAAGTAATCGGTATATCTATCGGAGATTAACATCTCTCCTATCTCTACCATTGGGTTCATAGGATCCTCCATAGTCATTATCAAGGGCGACACTGGCCACCCTTTGGAATAACTACGCGGTAGTTGTGGCGGTATGCGTTGCAACAAAGTTGCCATCTTCGGTAGAAATGACGATTTGAGCCGATCCCGTAGCAACACGGGTAACTGTAACAACATTACCGACTGCCGCCGCCGTTGCCTTGGTTGCATCAGTTGTTGCCACATCGAACGCTTTGTTAGTTGCGTTAGCAGGCTGCACCGTGACGGTAAAGGTACTAGACCCACCCGCCGCGCCAGTGCTTGTAGTTGGGGTTAACGTCACGCCAGTAACCGGTACGGTGTCAATAAGCGTAACTGCTACAGTATTACCATCGTAAACTTTGAACTCAGTTGAGAACGTTACAATATCGTTAGTGCCGCCATCGGTACTCAGGGCGGTAGTAACCATATAACCAACAAATTCAATCGGCCCAATAACAACGCGCACCCATAACGTAGGCTGGCGCTTTGCATTCACTTCATCGACAAAATATTTAAAGAATTTGCCAAAGCCGAATTGGTCGAGAGAGTCTTTCTTTCTGACTTCCCCCTCAAAAGAGATAGTGATATCAGCGTTGGTCACCGCGCTTTCAACCCAAGCGCCCTTATCATCTGCGTCCGAGGTTACCGTGTTCGGCGATAAGTCAGCAGTCTTAGACGTGCCGGCTGCAAGCGCTTTCCAGTCCTGTTCGGTCGGTACGGTGTCAGCACACCCTAGCGCAACTTCGAGAACGACGTTTTTACCGACCAGTAAGCCGGAATCGTTACATCCTTCCATTGTATAGCCTCTTATGGAATTGAAATAAAAAACGGCCCAGAGGCCGCCAGGGGAAAATCAGGATATGATTTCGAAGCGAAGCCGGATAATAGTTCGGCCCTCTTCTGTGGGAATTGGAGTTGGGAGTCCGCCAGTGTTGGCAATAAAGTTGAGAGCATCGTCATCGGCGTTATTGGTGACGTAATCCATTATTTGTTGAGCAGTAGCGATTGCAGGTGCAGGGTCATTTTTAGCGCTAACAATGTTAACCAGAACATAATCGTAAGCGCCCAGGCACCGATACCGCGCCGTGCCTCCATCCGGTTGCACAACGATGTATTTCATTGCCCCAGTATCAACTTTCTGCTCTTCCCAGTATGCAAGTTGCACCTTATAGCCATCAACCAACCCGGCGGCCTCCAGCCAATCAGATACCTTTTCGAATATGGTCATCCTGCATCACCAATGAACTCAATTCGAACTGTTCCTTTTAGTGTGCGTGAATATACATCTCCATGCCGATCAGCTTTTATTGGTGAAGGGCAGAAACGGACCAGACCTTTTTTTTCGTTTGCGTAAATAACTCTCGATATTTCAATGTCATTAATGAAAACTTTTCTTTTACCTCGCCCGTCGCTAGGTGTATGGATAAAGCTTTTGCTCATAGTGACATCTCCTTTTTCACTACCGCATCAATCTGCGAGCGAGTTTCCTCGAAACCTTCTTTCAGGAATTCTTTCTTCGCAGTCGAGCGGCGGAAGGTCTGCTTGATGTTCGGGTCATGGACGTAGACGGCATAATTAGCGGTATAGCCCACGCGCCCGGTCAGCCGGGTACCTTTTACTACCAATTCGCGAAACTGGCTGTTGATGAGCGTTGAGGTGTCGATGGGGGTATATAGCGCAGCCTGTGATCCGCCGATTATCATTGCTGACTGGATTGCTCTCGCTGCTTTGCGTCCCTTAATATCACCGACTAATGCAGCAAGCTGTCGCTGTGACTCGCGAATACCAGTAACCTTGACCTTTGCCATATCACACCCCGGTAGCCAATTCGTAATCGTCAATCAGGCGTTCGAAAGTGTCAGCATCTCTGCCAACGGCAATAATTGAGTCAGCATCAGCGATAGGGGCTAAATCTGCATAAGCACCGATGGCTATCATGTCGCCCTCTTTCGCATCTGCATATTCAGTCCAGAAGTACAGCTTGACGGCTATTTCATTGCCTATCACGTTCGACTTACGCTTACTGCGGCTGCCATAGTCACAATCAATAACAACCGGTGCGCCATAGGTAGGCTTGTTCCACTTATCCGTCCCAGTCATGGGCCAAACAGTGGCTTTAGCTGTGTAACTCCAACTAGCTAGGTTGCTCATAAATGGTACTGCTCAAACTGGTATGGATCACACTCTTTACAGCCAACAACTGTGAATCCAGAAAGCTTTTTGTCATCGCCATAAATTGCTGCCAGATATCCAGTGCCAGGCGCTGCCAATCCATTAAGTATTCCGACTGTGCCGACTGTTAAAACTCCGTCAGAGTCTCGGCCTAACATAATCGGACAGTCTGAAGATGCCATAACCTCGTCAACAATGACTCGGTTCGAAATAATTGAGTCAGCAGCTACCGGGTCAGACTTGAACATCATATTCATCAAGTCGGCGAGTTTTTTTGCTTCAATCATCATCAGCCTCCCACCACATCAAAAAAACCAACCGATACGCCCACATCAATCGGTAGCGAACCAGTGCAACCGGCCGTATCAAGCGCCGCCAAGCTGTTCCGCATCGTCTTGATGTCACCGCTATAATCGAATGACCGCCCCGCCCCTGAAGGCGCTGACTGTGACTTTATGCGCTGATTGAAAGCAGTAACCGCCATGAGGGTGACGGCATACATCTGAATCAGCATTAAATCGCATTCGTCATGGCCAGCCGCCTCCAGGCACTGACTTATGCCATCCAATTTGCAAAGGTAGGCGTCAATCATGAAATCAGGAATGGTGTAGCCGAGCGCAGACAACTGCTGTTTAACCTGCGCGGCTGTTATCTGCGCCATACTTACTTATCCTTTTTGGTTACGGCCGCCAGTGCTGCTTCTGCGTCTTCTGCTCGCTTAGTTACCTGAGCGATAGCCTCAGCGTGTGCTGCTTCTGCGTCTTCGGATGCCGTGGTGAGTTCATCGATTCGGCCCAATGCCTCATCAAGCTGGACTTGCAGCACGCTTCCATTGCTAACTGACACGGACGGCGTAGCCACTTCAAATACCAGCTTCTCGCCTTTCTTCTCCGTGGACTTCTCAGCCTTGCCACTTTCAATCCACTTCCCGGCAATCGCATCATCAACTTCGTAAGACTGGCCAACCTCCAATTTCTGGAAGTTGGCACCGGCGAAAAGGTTTACTACTAAAACTTTTACAAGTGCCATGATTTTTCCTTAGCTGGATGCGTGGATGACAGAGAAGTGACCGTTAATGTCCTGCTTAACCATCAGTCCAGCAGCACCCCATGAGCGCCACACGTAGTCCGAGTTGTAGAACTGGCGAGGATCGGCAACTGTACCGAATGCCTGCCCAACGATGGGCGCGATGACACCGGCTTGCAGAGGAACAATCACGATTTCGTTGCCAGTCAGCTCAACATCTTCTTTGATGGCTGAGATGCCAGATAACTTCATGATTTCTTCCAGAACTGTACGGGTCGAATTCACATCAAAATACTGTTCCCAGTTAGAGATGATTTCGCTCGATACATACCAGGTCTGCTGTCCGTACTGGAGGTTTTGCAGCTTCAGTACATCACGCAAGGCAATTGCACCGGCCCGCATGGCTTTAACATCCGTGCTGGTCGCAAAGTTAATGGTCAGCGTAACTTGGGCCACACGTTCGTCGTGACGTAAGCCTTTCCAAGTTTTGCCGTCGAAGTTGATGTAGTTGCCTGCCGCGTCGCGGAAGCCTTCCCAGATGTAATCCACATACTGGCGACGAACATCTTTGATAGAGCCAGCCTGAGCATCAGACAAAGAAGCCAGGGCCGAGCCTTTGTTGAATACTGGATCACGCCAGTTGAACTTAAAACCGCTGTCATGGATAGGAACCATCGTGCCATCGAAGGTGTAGGACTTAGCATCAAGTGCCGCACCAATCTGTCCAGACATCGATGTGTGCGCCCAACCACGACCACCAGTGCGAGCGTACTCGTACACTGACTCTTCCAAACGAACTGAGCGAGACAGCGGCATCAGGTCATTCAGTAGCGTGAACTCGGTATTGGGTTCGAATTCAGACAAAACAGTCTGGTCGTATGCCTTGTAAAGTCGGCGGATGTCGTCGATAGCATTCACGGCTGACAGTTCCGGGGCATCTTCAGCATCACCGCGATGCTTGGTGCGGGCGATGAAGTCAGCTGCCGCTTGGGCGCTCGCATTTCGTGCTGAAACAAGCTTCTTAAACTGGGAAGAGTTAACTTCAAGGTTCCCGGTCTCAGTGGCTTTCTTAGTGGAAAATACAAACATTCGGTGCTCCTTACTTAATAACAACGCGCAGGAGCTGGCCTGCTGTCGCAATGGTGTATGAACGGTCTTCCTCTACATAAGCACGAGTAGATTCGCCGGTTGCCTTCGCTTTCACTCGACCGTTAACGATTGAGAGAGGCTGACCTTTAGTGTATGTGCCGGTTGCGGCAGGTACGTTGAAGAAAACGCCAGGGGTTGGATGCATTCCGACAACCCAATCATCGGCTGCAATGGTGTCATCCACTGTTTTGCAACGCAGGTAGTCGTAGTTTGCGACATACAAGATTGCGTCTTCATTACCATCAACCGAGGCGGTAAATTTCTTCGTAGTATTATCGAAGAAACCAACCGTGCCAGGCTGAGTTGCAGCCGCCGCCGCGCCTTCACGGTGCAGCTGTGGATTTGCGAAGATGCCCCCCGCGTGGATTACGTGCTTTCCATCTTTAGCCATTATTTACTCCGGCATTTCGCTAACTGATTGAGAGGAATTGGTCTGGCGGAAAGAACTATTCAGACCTGTTGAGGTTGCACATTGAGCAAATAGCCCATCGAGAGCCGCGCCGTCTAAAGCGTTTACTGCGATATCTTCAAGGCCGAATTTGGCTTTAACTGCCGCTCGCTTTTCAGTCTTCTCCTTGTCGGAGTTAACACTCAAGCTATTCACCACTGAATCAACGCGATCGGCGAGTGCTTTAGCCCATAACGGCATCTCTTCACTGTTGGTGGCTTTATCTTTTGCGGCCTTATCATCAGCCTCTTTCTTTTCGCGAGCGGCCTTTTCTTCCGGCGTCTCAGCTTTGATCTTTTCTTCTTCTGCATTCATTTGGTTGTATGCATCAAGCAATTCAGCCTCGGTCTTGCCTTCGGTCGGCTTACCTTTTGCTTTCAGTGCGTTAACAATCATGTCTTTCATCGGGTTTTCAGCTCCGTTGGTTTTAATTTCGTACTCAGTGGGTTTGCGCACGACTTCTACAGGTTCGCCGACGAATTCAGCTGTGCCGTCATCGTCGATTAGGTACTTCTGTTGATATGTTTTGCCTTTATCGTTGTAGATGAACTTGTCCGGCCATACGGAATCAGGCCATGAGTAAAAGTCATCAGACTTACCCTCACGCAGCTTTTGGCTGAGTGCTCGCTGGATGTCATCAAAGGAGTAATTAGAAGCATTGGTGAAAAAGAACTTGGCTTTATTCAGTAACCCCTCTTCCGTGCAATTTGACGCATCTGCGAGGTTCACGGTTTCTATTTGAAGCTGGTCGCCCTGGGCATTAACGAAGATCCCCACACCCTCTTGCGTCGTTCCGGCAGGCGTCTCGTGCAACAAGATGGCGCAGTGGTCGTAATCTTGGTTACGGGCAACCCAGTTATACTTTTTACCCTTGGAGACTCCTTTTCCTTCCGCTCGATTTAGCCCGAGGCCAGTTGAAACGCCGATCGGCTCAACCTCTTTCCCCCCTTTCATGTCATCCAGTCTATTAACGACCTCTTTGCCCTTATCCGTCGCTTCGGCATAACGGCGGTTAACACACATATCCATCAGTACGCGATCGCCGTCTTTACGAACGTTGCGGGCGAACGCCCCAATGTGATATTCGTTCACAGCCCGCACGTTACTTGCGCTGACGTATCGGCCTTCAATCTTCGGATGCCCATATGGCATGGGCTTGCCTTCAAGACTCTTGAAGCCTTTGGAAATCTCGTCTGCCGGGTACAATCCGCCATTGAGCACGATATCGTCGATGACAGGACAGACGTCCTTCACAACGATGTGCTCAACGCCATCAATGGTTTCAGAAGTGATGTTTGAAGCGGAGTTGATGACCGACAGCACGTTTACGCAGATGCGTGACATGCTGTGTCCTCTTTTATTGATTTCGGGCAATAAAAAGGCCGTCTAAGCAGCCTTCTGTTTTTGTTGCTCCTGCCAGTCTTGTCGCTCTTTGGCTAACCTCTCAACCATTCCTTGGTTGACTATTTTACCGTTTTCGTCAAGAAGCGCAGGGACAGTCCCGCAGTAGCAGTGATACTTGTTGCCATTCTCGGCATAGAACGCTTCAACCTCTTCGGTCGTGTACGTCCTGCCGTGTCGTGACGCATGCCATGCGCGAGTCGTTGGCTTGAGCGCTGATAGCCACAGCACAGCAGTGTTCAGCCCAAGGCGCTCTTTCGCCCAGTCTGTTTCCTGCCACTGAGCCTTGCGTAACGCGCCGACCTGCTCGGTCTGAGCTATCCGCTTGGCGCTACTCATCGAGACATCAAGGCGCTTGCTGATGATCCCCGCCGTCTCGCGTGGATTCACGCCACGACCGATTGAGTCAGAAATGATATTGGCTAGGTCTGCCCTTGCGGCATCAGAGATGCCTTTCCAGTCGCTGTAGGTCGAGATGAAAGCGGCAGCGATTTGGTTCTGATAGGCAGGTGTTGATAGCAGCGCCGCCAGCGTGGTTTGCTGCGCGTAAATCTGCGACTGCACTGATAAATTGGTGAATGCGTTTAACGTGCCTCGCTGGTACTCATCTGAAATATACTGAAGCGACCAAATGTTCTGACCATTACCTTCAAGCAGGTAGTCATCAAGGATCGTCTGTACACGCTCCAAGAGAGCCGCAAGTTGCTGCGCGTTCATGTCATAGATGAATGTGCCAGCGTTAACCTGATAGAGGCTAGGCAGCCCTCCGCCATCATTATTGCAGGCCATTACCCCTAACTGCGCATTTCCCTCTCTCTCCCTACCGGTAAGCCGCTCATCGAATAGCTGCTTCAGGGTGGTTTTAATGCCTAAGTAACGCTCTTCGATATCACGGTACATCTTGTTAACTTGGCGGTAGGACTGCGTTGGGTCAGCTTTGTTGCGGGGTATTATTGGCGTCCCGATTCGGGTTGGAGCTGGATTCATCATTCAGCGGATCCTTACCGACTGGCGGCTCGTTGGGGTCTGGTTCGGTGAGTTCTTTAATTGGCTCAAGCTCACCGGCTGCACGTATTTCATTAGCCTCAACTGCTGGGGTTCCGTATGCCTGCTGGGTCTTGTACGCGATGTCTGCAAGCTTGCCCATGTTATCGAGCTTCTCGCTATCACCAGGCGCAAGTAAATCAGACCAATCGACGGTAATTTCATCAGTCTTAGGCTGAGGAATAATGCCAATATCACTCCAGCGCTGAACAACGGAGGTTATCACCGATGACATCCAACTATTTCTCCGCTCGTTGCAAGCCGCCGCCCAGGCTTTATTATCTTCCGTGGAGGCTAAATTTCCGGTCTGCTTTCCAAACAATATGTTGAATGGGCAACGAATCGTCGAGGCATAACTGTTTGCAGAAACAGTCCACGATGGCGTTGGGTCAGCTGCAGCCACAGATAGAACTGATGCCTGTCCTGCTTGCATCACCAGAGCGGAGTCCGACCCCCTATTTAATCGCGTTATTTTGTCATCAAGAGCATCACCAAGGTCTTTATACCCAGCGGCTATGGCAGCTTTTTTAAGGCTTTCCATGTCTGTATCTTTGGTAAATTCAACTCCCAATTGACGGCTGGCGTTCTTCAGGAATCCCTCTGCGCTACCACCCTTAGTTTTCTCTATGTCCAACAGGTCATTAAACCCTGCTTCATTTAGAGGGATGCCAGAGAGCATATTGTCGTCCTCTGACCCCTCAGCAAGAATGATGACTCGGCTTGGATGAACCATAACGCTGCGGACATTGCCGTAAGTGCCATCATCGCCAACGGGTTGCTCATTGAACGTGTAGTCAACTGGCTGGCCATACGTTTGAGACATAGTGTCTACATCATAATTATTGGGCTTAATCTGCGATTCCCATGCGGGGATAAGCTTAACTAACGCTGATTCACCCAAGGCTTTAACCAGTGCTGAATCAACCGGCTCAGACCAAGGCCGATTATCTTTAATTTGCAAGATGATTGCAGAGTAGTGGCCGACCATGTTCCGGCGATCAGCGTCCTTTATTTTCGCCCAGTGTTTTTTGAGTAGCTTGGTTACCAACTTCTCCCACTCGGTTTCTTTCTTCGACTTGTCAGCGAACGGCCCTTCGATAATCACTGGCTTATCTACCCAACACGAATCCAGAGTTTTATGCACACCCGCATAAGCGGCTGAATTTCGTCGATATGTCCTGTAAAGAATCTCGAAGTTTACTGAATCAGGATAGCCGAATTCATCCCAAAGCTTTGTCCGCTTAGTATTTCCATTAAATTGACCGGCATATAGAGCCCTTTGCCGACCTACCCGCGCCACATCAGCGAGGGCATTCACAAGGAATTGAACCTCGTTATTATTTTCACTCACTGAGTGCTCCTTAGAAGAATACAGCGCCGACACTCTCTTTTCGCTTAATGTACCCATCAAGCCCATAACGAACACCATCCCAGCAGTGGTTGTTCTTATCCTCGATCACCGGCAACACTTCGCCAGTAGTCCGGTCTGTCTTGTACGAATATAGCCGGGCTTCTTTTGCCGTTTCTTTGCATCGCGGATGAATTATTATCTGCTTGAAGCCACGTAGGCAGGTTATTCCATCTTCAACACTGCCCGGCCACTTCTGGGCAGAGGCAATATTGAACCCCTGCGCCTTGATATGGCTTATTGTCTCTGGTCTTGAGTTGTCGGCTTTGATAGGCCATTTACGCGACTGAGGAATACCAGGGAATTTAGCCTCGTCTGTAACTTTCCATTCTTCTATTTGTTTAGGCTTAGCATCTTCCTTCCCAGCGTAGAATTTCCACATGTCGTCAAGTTCTACATGATTCCCGTAAGCCTCATATTCGATGTAGAGATTGCTATCGAGAATAAACATACGAATAAGCGTGCTTGGGTCTTTGGCGAAACCGAAGTCAGCACCAAATAACAGTCTTTCTGACTTCTCCCACAAGTCATCAGGAAAGCTTTGAACGACATATTTATTAGCCAGAACCTGCTTATCAGAGTTTTCGAGGTAAGCCCCCTCCCAAATCCATGCGTAATCCGCATAGTCCATGCTGGCGAGGTCATCCTGTCTTTCTTCTTCTAGCACATCAGGGAACCATGGGTTATCGCCATGGTTCATCTCGACAATCATTGAGTTTTTCGGAGGGGTCTTCCTGAATCGCTTGTCAGTAGCGCTACCGTCTTTCTCTGGGTTCCATGTTACCCATATCTCTGAGCCAGCTTCGCGAACGGTGGGCCTGAGTTTCTTCCATGCAATATCAGAAACAGATTCAGCTTCATCCACCCATGCAACCAGAATGCGGGCCTTAGATTTTATGCTATCAAGGTTGTGCCGTAAGCCGCAGAATACATAGCTCACATTTCGGTTTTTAGTCCGAATGTACTTCTCGCCAATATCGAAATAATCATCAAGCCATGGAACAGAACGAATAGCCTGTTTCACTTCCTGCATGGATGACTCTTCAAGAGAGTTCATATATTCACGGGCGCAGAGTATTACACCACTTAATCCCTGCTCTGCCGCCTGATACGCCTTTACTGCGCTCATTAATGCGAATGTGCGCGTCTTAGCAGAACCGCGTCCACCATAAGCACCACGGTAACGAACACCTTCAGTGGCAAATACAGGGACTAGCTTCGCGGGGATAGGTAGGTCAACTTGGCTTTCCATTTGATGGCTCTACCCCTACCAGCCTGATTGTTGTTGGCTTAGTTGCCATGCTGCCATCTGACGACGTGTGATCTACTACCAGCTTATCCAGCCCGACTAGCTTTGCTTTCCCCATTGTCGCAGCAACAGCCGCTGATGATTGGGGTGTCTCTGCTGCTAACGCAGCCTTTCTGGCTTCCTCTAACTCTTTGAGAAGAGAATCAACGGTTACATTATGGCGCTGCTTAATTTCACCTTGTAATTCAGCTACCCTTGCCGCGATCTTGCCGTTATCCAGCAACTCTTTAGCTTTGCGATTAATACTTTCAGGCTTCATCTTGTCAGCAGCATACGCCGTCCGATAAGCCTCTGAAGCATTACCCGTTTCGATGTATGCCTGACAGAAAGCCTCTTGCTTGATTGTCAGACTTGCCATAACAGAATATTCCGCTGGATGAATTTTTGATTTGGGGTAAACCCCCGTGAATTCCCTAATCGATAAAATCTGAAACCTCTATAAGATTCTGTCAAAGGCACTTAATCAGCACCTTTTGCAGAATTTTATAAACTCTGTTCTTCTTGCTCTGGTTCGCTTTCTTCGCTTTTTGGAGACTCAACCTCTGGAACAGCGTCTACCGGTTTATCAGTGGGCTTATCCACCACCGGCACAAAGTGCATCTTTTTCACTTCATCAGGCTTCAGGTAAATCCACTCTCCCTCTTCAGTGGCTATAGCAACGAATCCATTCACTATCTCAGGTTGCTGGCGCGTCATTGCTCCAGTGTAGATTTCACCTGATTGTGTCTCGACTGTGATATTCCACTTTTGAGTCATATTTATTCCAGTAGGTAATGATTGAGAGCCGTTGTGAAAGTGGCTCTCAATTTGTCTTTATTATCAACGGGCTCATTTTTGAGTCGGTCATGCTGCCTGATTATTCAACTGCCAAGATGCCCACAGTCCAGCTATCCACTGAATACCCTTCGGTGTGAATTTAGCCTGGGTAAATGCATGCCCGTTGTTAAGGTTCTCACCTGTCTTTACAGTGAATCGACCTGCATCAATATGCGGAGCGCGAGGTGTCATCTTCCCACCCAGAACGTACATAACATTCGAAGCAATCAGGAACGCCCTGAAATCTGGCTCTTTCGCCTTCAGTAGCTTGCACGCCTCACGGAAGCCAAATGAACCGGATGCATTGACGTAGTTATCAACGAAATCAATCTTTGGAGCGGCAATAGCCAACTTGTTTTCTAGCTGAGCTTTCTGTTCGGCAAGGTCAGCAGCTAAGCGCAATGCTTCAGGTAGGGATTGAGGTATGCGAATGGGTTGATTTACAGCCTTTTCCAATTCTTGCCAACGGTCTACTAGCTTGGCGGTAAATTCTGGTGATAGTTGGGCGACAATAATAATACTGTCTCGCTTCCCCTGCTCACCTTCAAAAACGTAAATAGACAATGGGCGTCCTGCTGTGGGCTTTTCCTCAAAATGAGGAGAAGCTATCACGCCCTTTTCAATCAGCGTTTCGATAGTTCGTTTAACATTGTCATGTCGCTTTTCTACCATCTCAGCGATTTCAATGCTGGTCATAGACATTACTTGGTCATTAACTGGATATTGCATGGCGATTACCTTTTTAGAGATGAAGCCTGCCGAAATGGATATCAGCCCGAAGAGACTCGCCAGTCATGCTGGGATCCACAGGCTTCATTCCTAAACAGGTTCTTCGGTGGGTTATTGCGCTTTCGGTGCGCGGGGTATTGCGGGTACAAAAAAAGGCCCAGTCGTTAAACTGAGCCTTCATGTTCTTTGTTCGCGGCTTTGCTACTCCTCTCGGCGTTGCTACACCACTTACGGCTTACCCGTCAGCAAGAAATGACCACCATCCCTACCCCATGGTTACGCCGGGGATAAGTCCGTGAACAATGGCGCTCGATAGGGCTAAGCCACAAGCAAAGCCTATAACAGCGCCAAACCAGAAGGCATCCTTCATGCTCACTCCTTTATTTCAAGCAATGCTGATGTGAATGAAACTGAACATCCAAAGAATGAATTCAATCATTCCCCAGCCAACAACAGCACAGATGCAGCCAAGAAAAATGAATGTTCCTGTGCCGGGTAAATTAAGGCCCATTTCTACTCTCCTCAATCTTGCGAATGCTCGCCTTATCTGCGTTGCACTGCTCTATCACCGTAAGTAAGTCTTCATTCAGTTCAAGGCTCTGGCCCCATGTCATCGCGTTGGGGATGTCGGGCGGCAGGCAGTCAGAAAGTAAGCTGCTTGGGATCGGCACTGGCGGGACGGTCACGTATTTTGTCTGAGTGCGCACGCAGCCGGTCAATTGCGCCAACAGGCACAAGCCGATTAGTGCAATCATCATTCGCAATATCGCTCTTGATGCCAGCCTTGGTTCTCTGTGAGTCCAATGTGATCTGTTTTTTTGCATCTTCGTTGGCCTTGGCGATATCGTTGATGATGTTAACCATGCGGATCTGGTTGGTGAGAATGAACCGGGCCTCGTCGCGCTCTTTGGCGGCTGCATCCGCCTTGTCGCGCCACTCGTCAGCTTCGTTGTAGAAGTGAAGCGATAAGCCAGCCAGAACGATGAGTAATAGCGCCGGAAGATAAGTGAATATGTTCTTTAACCCGCCAAACATAATTCCCTCTCTATCTCGCGTCGGTTCTGTAATCCCTTCCACGGCTTGCCGCCGGCATATATCCAGCGGCGTAACTCATCGCAAGCGCCTTTGATGTCACCAGTGTTGAGCTTTTTAAGCAGAGTGGATTTAGTGAATGCGCTCTGGCCTACGTTATAGGTAAATGAATATAAGGCGGCTTTCTGGTATTTGCTCAGGGGGACTTTTACCGCGGTATCGACAGTGCGCTGTACGGGTGCCAGGTCTTTCTGCAATAAAGCATCGCATTCAGCGTCAGAGTATTTCTTGCCGGGGATAATGTCTTTACCCGTATGCCCATCGCATACAGTCAGAACATTCACGACATCGTAGTAAGCCACATGCTTGCGGCCCTCTAACCCATCGTCACCGCCAAGCAATGCTCCGGCAATTGCCAATGCCCCGGCAGCCGATACGCCAATTATCTTATTGCGGAGAGCTGGTGACATTTGACCGCTCCCGTAGCTGATATTCTTTGCGCTTGTAGTACCAATTCACCCCGAACGTTCCGACAGTACAGGCGATACCAATGACAAGCGCCCACTCGTTTAATGACAGCGCACCGAGCATCGTGGTTATACCGCCGAACCAGTAGGATGAGCCGCTTGAATATTTATCCATTCTCATAGTCTCCCCCTGCCAGTTGGCCTGGGCGTGTATTTGCTGTTTTGGGGAATAGCCCACCGCCGTGATCCATTCAGACACGGAGTTTTTGAGGGTGATTGGCGCTGGCGGAGGGCTAAATTATTTAAACGAGGCGTTACGCGTTAACATCTGCGCAATGCTCATGTCTTGGAACAAAACTTCAATCTCAAGCTTTTCAGCTAAAGCATATTCAGCTCGAGCGCCGGCACTAGATTGCCACCCATCTAGCATGTAAATAGCATCAGCGCGTTGTAGCATTGCCATGCAAATGCACATGTAATCAGGCTGAGATAATCCGTCAGGGAGAATTGCTGGATTCAGCGGGACGTGACCAGATGCCGATATCTCTTTGGCTGCCGCATTGAATGCAGAGCGATTGAAATTAGGCAAGCCAGTCATGGGGCCAGCGATATAAGTTTTCATTGTTCTGGCTCCGTAAATAAAAAAGGCCCACCGAAGTGAGCCTTAAAAGTTGGTATGTGGTGCCGCGCAGCCCGGCCGATATCAATAAGTCTGCGTTCTGTACTGATACCCATTCACCACATTCGGCTGGATACTGTTTCACAACGATTGGATTAACCAATCCAGTACCCATGCGAATGTAGAATGCAAAAAGCCCCGGCGATTAACCGAGGCTTCTAATTTTACCGACCTCTCAGCCAGCATGGTTGGAGTTCCAGACCTAAGTCGAAGTGACCAACTCGGCGGTATCTGTGAGTTAGGGGCCGCCGCTTATTCCCTAACTCACCGCTCTTTCGCTTTTTGCTCCCGAGCCTACATGAAATATACACTTTCATTACTTATTTTCAAGTAAAAATGAAAATAAATTTATGCGGCAGACTTTATTAGCTCTAACTCGGCCCTTAAATCATCTTGCAGAACCATATACACCTTCGCATCAAATAAACTAATGCACCATCTAACTCGATCTGCACACTGTTTGTTAGTCAACCAGGGTGAAACTTGGTATTGCATATAATTTGCGAGATCTTGCACAGGGTTCCTGTCAACATAGTACTTACAGGCGATCACATATATTGGATTGTCGGTTTTAAAAGCTTTAAGAATGGCCTTCTCGACGAAATCAGCTTCATCCTCATCGTTGGCGCGCTGTAACATGTCGCTGATAGTTCGTTTAGGCCATAAAATCGACTGAGCTTTAGTCAGCAACTCAATCCCCTGATACCCAAGCTTTCGCAAGTCCTCAAGCGTTCGGGTAAATCTATCCGTATCTTCAACACTCCATCCAGATATGAATCTCCATATCCCGACCCCATCCACTCCCCCACCGTAACCACTACCGCCAAACTCTTCGGCCCATACGCAAAGGATCGCTTTAATCCATCGCTCCTGCATTGGTGTAAGTTTTTTGTATTTACCCAAATAACTCTTTCTGGGTGCCTTTGCCAGTTCCTGCCATGCGGTTGGTTTCATGCTGACTCCAGTTCAGTAATGGATATTGATAAACGACCACCTTTCTCCATCGGCTGCCGCCTAACCCTGAAATCATCTATCTGCTCATCGTCCTGCATGAATTCCGCATGCACCAGCGAATCAAAGACGGCCTTTTGCAGGTTGTCTAAGTCACGGCGCCGGCGGTCTGGTACGTGTGCTGATATTGATACTTTGAGTCGTGCGGAGGTGTTGATATCGAGGTTTAGCTGTTTGATGGTATCGATTACTGCTTGTCGGTATTTGGTGCCTTTCTCGCTGATGTAGTGCCTCCCCCTTGAGTGTCGCCAGTAGGTGTTAACACTGGGCGGCCAGGGTAGTTCTATGTGATATTCGGTCATATCTTCACCTTGTTCTCCGACAGTAGAATCGCCTGCGTTCTAACCATCCCCTCCAGGTGAGCTAGGTGAGCACTCTCGATATCCATGATGTGCGTACGCCTGTCTATCTCGTCATGACACGCAGAGCAGCACCATGCGCCGAACAGGTCAGGCGGTTTGATTCCGGTACCGCATATTCCCGATAGCCGGTAGTGGGCCAGCACTACAGTTTCGTTATTCCCGTTACAGATGCCCGGCAACCTAACTTGGCACTCGCGGCCTCTAGCCTCTTTGCGTAAGTTCGCCATCTCTTTTCTCCTTCGCTGCTTTATCAATGCATTTCTTATGAGCGTAGGTTTCACCCTTGTTAAGCATCAGGAAGCAGAAGATACATATTGATTGGGGGAGTTCAGGCATGGCTGCTCTCCCTGTCTTTCATCATCAGGAATACAATCATGGCGGCACGGAGGGCTGCGCGTGATGAGGTATCACCCATCTCACCAGTGAATCTAAATATTTTGAATCCATCAGTTTCATTTTCAAAATGTCGCTTGTCATAACTCAATGAGCTGGCGCAGTATCTGGCAATCTCATGACTTATTGATATTTTATTCTCAACAATAATGGGCCATGCATCAGCAGGGTTGTTGCAGTAGTCTATCTGACCAGTCCCTACCATCACTTTGTCAGCAAAACTAATGTGCCAAGCCACCAATTTATTAATATCTTCGTCACTCATTGCTGAATAGTCTTTCATCGCGTTCTCCTTACTCTGTCGAATTTTGCTCGCAGCAAAACGCATATGTGGTCATATGTGGGTATTTCGCTGGCGGGGATTGGGGGTTTAGAAGTAACTGTACAGTTGGTTGATAATGTTCTGGTCAGTCGTGCGCCCGAACAGGTGTTTTATTGCAGCGTTTACCATTGCGTTGTAGCAGCGTTCGAACTCGTCAGACTCCATGTTCGCGTAAGCCAAGCTCTTTGCCTCCGTCCTGATGTCACCGTTTAGCCTTACCGTTTGCTCATAGAATCCCGCCAGAATGGTTAAGTCCTTTCTGAATCGGTCAAATTGAGTGGATTCATCTGCGTTGGCCAGCGCCGTTTTATCAGCAGACCAGTGGGAAAAGCAGAAATTGAATAAGGCGAACATTTTTCGGTGAAAGGCGGGGTTGCGAGTTAGCTTAATGTCGGCGGTGTACATCTCGCCGTTTTTGAACTTGGTTAACCTGGGTAAGTCATGATCGAAGGCTGGTACAAAAACGCCACCGGCATTCTTGACCATTTCGATTTGCATTGGTCACCTCAATTTTAAACCTGACTTGAGTTGCTGCTGAACGGTTTGCAATGCCGTTTGTAGCGCATACAAAGCATCTGGTGACCTGTCATCTTGAAGGGGTGTAATCATCAGGAGTTGGGGCATCATGTTTACTGTGTTTGCGTATGCGTCGCAGAGTTGCCGGTATTGATGCTTAGATAGTGTTATTGACTTAGATTTATGTGATTTCAACTTTGCCAGTGCGCTATCCCTTTCACCTCTAATTCTATTTATCCTGTTAGCCCGGTTACGAATGCGTGTCTTATGTAATTCATTGGCTCTTTTAAGCTGGTCGATTAGTTCTTTCTGCTGACTAATAACCATATTTTTTTGGTCGCTATTGCGCCGCATTTCATCCCTCAGAGCCTCACCATCTGTTATTAACTGGTGCAGTTCTGACACATGCACTTTAGCTACTGCTGTGGTCATAGTAGCTTCTCCTGCGCGGCAGCTAGCTCCTTGTCAATTGCCGCTAATTCTTCACAAAGGTCTGCAAAGTCTCTTGCCCAACGAGTGCCTTCTTGGTCGTAATAACCAGCAAATCCAGCCTTGTAATTTTCAACTTCTGCATTTTTCACATCCCGATAATCTGCAAGCATATCGCGAGGAATGCTTATCCAATCTTCCGGTATCTCCGTAGAGTTCAACTGTGGGGTGGTGTAGAGTTCTTTAATCCAGTAATCCTTGTGCCACGGCTTAATATGGCTTTCTGCCTCGCTACGGGTTTTATAACGCGTCTGCCAAACCCCTACACTTGTAATGACGACATACCACTCTGGCTCGGCCCTCTTTGCAGCTAACGCGATTCTTGCTAACGCTGCTACATCTCCACACTGAGCGTGGTCTGATTCAATGAAGTCGTTTAGCTGCTCTACAGTGAAACTATCTAATTCTTTCATTGTGTTAGCTCCTCAACACGAACGGACATCACGCCAGACATTTTTTCCATGCTGATATCCTGTTGCGTCATTCGCATACAAAGTGGTTTCCCGTATGACTTCTCAATTAGTGCCAGCACAGAGCGCCCAAATTCAGCGGCTGCCGCTATGTCACCATCACCGGCCGAAAAAGTTTCATCCTGTACAGTGGTGAACATTTCAGTTCCCGTTGATGAGATTTGAAAATCTATCAGCCCCCGGCTTTTTAGTTCCTCAGCGGCATTCATTACGGCATTATCGAAATACGAGTCTGTTTTCATTCACTCTCTCCCTTGATTCGAATACCGGCAGTGCGGAGGGATAAAGCTAATGCCTCGCGCATCTTATTTGGAGTAGTCCAATTTGTATCTTTGGCAGTTACTTTTGCTGGCAACTCCACCTCGATGCTTTCACGACCGGCGAGCCATCCAGAAAATACAGCCCTAGTCGATTCAGATGCATACTCACCATTTTCGAATTTTGCTAATCCGTAGTTAATTAATCCATTGCGACATGCCACTTCAAAGTCAGACTGCGATTTAGTTATGTCCATCATGATTTCCTCGAATTAGCGCCAGTTGGCAGCCTGTTTAGGCTCATTTTCATTAGCAGAAAATTGTCTCGCAGCATCTTCCTGGTCAATGCAAACGAAGTGACCGTTCTTCCAACCCATGTAAAACGTTTTTGGCTGTCCTGACCGGTATTTGCCAACAATGATTTCAGCAATGCCACGCATGTTGCTGTGCTCGTTATAAACCTCGTCGCGGTACGGGAAAATAATCACGTCAGCGTCTTGCTCAATTGACCCTGAGTCTTTCAAGTCGGCCAGTGTGGGCCGCTTATCAACTCGGGTTTCAACGCCTCGGTTTAGCTGTGAGAGAAGAATTACAGGAACTTTATTGCGGAGGCAGAACTGCTTGAGCTTGCGGGTTATCTCACCGATGGCGATATCATTTCGCTCTGCTTTGGGTTTATTTATCAGCCCGAGATAGTCGATAGCCAGAAAACTAAGGCCGCCGTCCATGTTCATGCGTTCGGCATGGGCGATAGCTTCATCGACAGTGAATGCTCCATCGATAACGTAGTTGTTCTCGTCTATCAGAGTTCCGGTCGCAGCAGTTAGTCGGGTGTATTGCTCCTGAATCATGTTGATCGGGTTACGCAATGCACCAACAGACAACCCGGCCCGGTCAGCTACATGACGCTCAACAACCTGCATTTCTGACATTTCCATTGAAACCAACAGACCTTTCCCCTTCTGCCGGCCGATTGAGTTAGCGATATTAATTGCCAGCTCAGTCTTACCCATGCCCGGCCGACCAGCGATGATGATCAGGTCAGTGCGGTCAAAGCCGCCGTACTCGTCGTCCATCGGTTCAATGCCGGTTTTCAGATAGAGTCCAGACTCAGCTCCATGCATTCGCTTTTCCAGCACCTGCATATAATCGTCCAGCATGTCGCCCACTCGACGAGGCACCTTGTCGTTAGTCTCAAACTGCAAGCGAGATACAATCCCTGACACTTCCGCTATGCACTCGTTGATATTGTGAGTGCCAGCACTGCGCAGGATCTCCGCTGCCCTGATGAATTCAGACTCACCCTTGCGAAGCATCCAGCACTGACGAACTCGCTTAGCCCACGCCTTGATGTTTGCCGATGACTTGCATCGAGATGAGACGGTCAACACCATGTCTTTAGTGCCCACAGGAACCGCCTCTTGAATGGTGAACGGGTCTATGGGTTCGCACTTGCTCAGTAGCGCGGATATCACTGAATACATGTTGCGTAGGTGGAAGTTCTCAAAGGCTTCAGCGGGAAGCTTGCCAGTGATTTCATGACAGTCGATGTGATCGCCTTTGATAATCATCGAGCCAATCAACTGCTCTTCAAAATCGTAACTGTCCATGCTAAGCCTCCTGACTAATAACTTGGTCGATAATCCTTTGGGTTAGCGCAGTATCTATCCCATATTTCTTACCAGCCGGATTTTCACCCATCGCAAACGAGCTTGGCGTATAACCGAACTCTATGTAGCCATTGATAAACGTGTCCATATCTCGCGGGATGCGCTTTGTTTCTTTGCAATGCTTAAGGTGGGATTCATACAGGCGTTTAAGCCCTTTCTCGGTAGTGGTGCTAATGCTTACTATGCGGGGCAATCCGTGCTTATTGGCTTTGCAGTTCCATGTTTCTTTGAAGCGCTCACGGTCGAATGTGAACTTTGACGATGCTGGCTGTTTGGTTTTTGATTTATCCTTCTCGACCAAAGTCCCCTCTGGGGATTTAGGGGTAGTTTCTTTTTTCTTTTGAAGAGTTTCTTTTGTGTTTAGCTGAGTTGGCGAATGGTGATTAGCTACTTTGGCTAAGGTTTTATTAGCTGACTTGGCTAATGTTTCGCTAACTTGGCTAATATTGAAATTCCAATCAGAAACAACCTTATTTATCCCTATGTGATTGCCTGAAGTGATAATGATTTTCATGGCTATCATTTCATTTTTAGCAGTGCAAACATGCGTGTGGTGTATGCCTGTCATTCCCGCTATCTGTGTATTAGTTATCCGGTCGGTTTTTTTACCGAAGCCGTAAGTTTTGCGTATTACGGCAAGAGCAACCTTTAGCTGCCTAGCTGTCAAATCAGCACACATAACAGCCTCTAGTAGCTCGTTCGCGATCCGGGTATACCCATCATCAAGATCGGCCACGCGACACTCCACGACCTCCAGATGAGGCCTGATAGGTGAGACATTGTTGTTATAATCGATAGCGTTACTCATTGGCTTTTCCCCGGGTGGCTTTAAGCCCACGGAAAATCTCAGTGAACTTGTGACCGAATATTGGATTGTCCACGCAGACCATGACTAATTCGTCTGGCTTTGCAGAACGCTGCTGAGTAACTTCTCGCTGTTTTACGTTAGTTTTCTTTCGCATCATTTGGCCTCCACCTCGTATTCAGTGAAGTAGCCAGGGATCATGCTGCTAAATCTGGCTTCTGTTACAGTGTACGGAACCTTGCCGCGACGGGGATTCCCTTCTGGGGGAAACATCGTGCACGAATAGATGATCCTGCGTTGCCACTTTCCCGGCATATCCACGACAGCCAGAATCTCAAGAATACGTCGCCCTTCTCCATCTGCGACATAGAAAGCCTGATCCCCATATCCGCAATCCGCTGGTTCAAATTGCTTATGGCAACCACCAATCCATTTAGTTTCTTCCTCAATTTCACCGTAAACATTTTCATAGATGTATTCATGTCGTTTAAACGGATAAACAGTATCGAATACGTCACCAACCTTAAATTTTGGCGGTGACTCCTTACTGTTTACTGATCCAGTGTTTTGCATTATTATTACCTCTAGAAAGACATAGTTATTTGCTGTTCAGAGTCCCCACCTAGCCGTGGGGATTTTTGTTTTGCGAGCAACAACGCTACTGACTTAGCCAGCCTTGCCATCTCGTCATCAACTACTCCCCATTCCAAAACAGCCAGAAGCATTGATATCTTCGGAATGAAGCTTTCTTTCCAGCGTGATATCTGTGACTTATCTACGCCTACAGCGTCAGCAATGTCAGTGACGCCTCGTAATGCAATCTTGTTCAGTAGTTGGCCCTCAATGATTCGAGCCTTGTTGCGTGTGGTTGTACGTTCCATGCGTAATACTTCCCTTGTGGTTTAGATGTTGTTACGTGACAAGCTCACAGCTTTGTCACTTTGGTGTGCTCCGCAAGCGGCAGAGCTGGCCTGATTGTGTAAAGAGCGGTAGTGCTTAAGCTGCTTTCTTATTGCTTGGGAACGGACGAACTTCCTCGCCTTTAACAGTTCCGTCTGGCATTACCGTCACCACAATGTGACGGCCCGCACGAATAGCTTTACTGATTGCGCACTGGATAACGCCGAAATCACTAGCGGCCTTTGCTTGCCCGTGAATCTCTGCGTAATCGGCCAAAGTCATTTTGTTCATAGACACACTCCATTTTTGTATCAAACAAAGAATACTACAGGTATTTATTATATTCAATACCTCAGATATTTCGCGTTAAATACTATCGCTATTAGAATGAGGTCATGGAAAAGAGAAAGGAATTGACGACAGAACAGCTAGAAGACGCTAAGCGGCTGAAGGCTTTGTATGAGTCAAAGAAAAAAACTTTGGGTATTACGCAGTATACTATTGCTGATGATCTTGGCATCTCACAGGGTGCTGTTGGTCATTACCTGAATGGTAGGAATGCACTTAATGCCCCAATAGCCTCAGTGTTTGCAAAAGCTTTGCAGGTTTCCATCTCTGACTTTAGTCCATCAATTGCAAGAGAAGTATCTGGGTATGCAGCTTCAAATACTGAAGATCCACAACGTCCAGTGATTCTCGCTTATACATACCCGTTATTTTCAACTGTTCAGGCAGGGGCCTTTGCCGCTGTAGGGTCATATACAGAGAAAGATGCAAAAGACTGGATTAGCACCACCAAGAAAGCTAGCGACTCTGCGTTTTGGCTCGAGGTTTCAGGTCATTCAATGACTGCCCCGCAAGGTGTGAAGCCAAGTTTCCCTGAGGGCATGCTTATACTTGTTGATCCTCAAGAAAATGTTAAATATGGCGATTTCTGTGTTGCAGGGACTCATAACGATACCGAAGTCACTTTCAAAAAGTTCACATGGGATGATGGCTATCGCTGGCTAGAACCGCTAAACAACAATCCGCGATATCAAAGCATACGGTTTGATGAGAACTGCCGAATCATCGGGAAGGTAGTTAAGGCTCAGTGGCCCGAAGATACATTCAACTAACCCACTGCTAGCCCATAGAGGGGTGGGTCATCAAGGTCGCTTAGGCGGCCTTTTTTATTATTTATTAACTTTTAATGTACGCATGTGCGTACATTAATGTAAGATGCACGTACATTTCACAATGCGGGCAACTAATGATGAATGAAGATGAGAAAGTAACAGGCAGAGCTAAAGGTGGAAAAGCCAGGGCAAGCAAAATGACTCCTGAACAAAGGAGTGAATCAGCCCGTAATGCGGCTTTAGCCAAATCTGCTATAAGAAAAATACCAATGGCAACACACTATGGCGAAATGTCGATAGGTGAACTTGAAATTTCATGCGCAGTTTTACCTGATGGATCGAGGGTTTTATCACAAAGAGGGGTTAGCAAGGCATTAGGTAGGAGAAGTGGAGGCTCAGATTATAAGCGGCAAGACGTTGAAAGTGGCGCCGGTAAACTACCCGTTTATTTGGGTGCTAAAAACCTAAATCCCTTTATTTCCGATGAGTTAAGGGTGGTGGTAAATAACCTAGTTCCTTATAAAATGATGGGTAAATCTGGAATTAGTGTTGCTCAGGGGGTGCCAGCTTCTATCTTGCCGCAAATATGCGACGTTTGGCTAAAAGCAAGAGATGCAGGGAAGCTATTAAAAAGCCAACTACCGATAGCTCAGAAAGCAGATGTACTGATGCGAGGACTGGCACACGTAGGTATTATTGCATTAGTCGATGAGGCCACTGGCTATCAAAGAGATAGAGAAAAAGATGCTTTAGCAAAAATCCTTGAAGCTTTTGTCGCCAAAGAAATACAGCCCTGGATAAAAACCTTCCCTGCTGATTATTATGAAAATCTATTTCGACTTCGTGGGTTAGATTATCCACCTGAAAACCCTCACTTCCGCCCGCAATATTTTGGTGTTTTGACTAATGATATTGTATATAAACGTATCGCTCCGGGGGTCCTCGAAGAGCTTAAGAAGCAAGCGGCAAAGGGAACCAAAGGAACTAAGTTGCATCAGGGTCTAACACCAAATATTGGACATCAGAAGCTAAAAGAGCATCTAGCATCCGTAACAACTATAATGAAACTTTCTGATAAATATGTAGATTTCATTGATAAGATGAATAGGCTTCACCCAAGATTCGACTCAACGTTCTCTTTAGATTTACATGATGAAGACCAGTAACTAAGAATAAAGCCAAACCAACCCGGCCCCGCTGCCGGGTTTTTTGTGCCTGTAATCTGCTACTTCTCTAATCCATCTTCCAGCTGCTCTACTGCCAACTTAATAGCTAAGTTGGATTCGCCTGTCTGCTCCATGATTTGCCAGTGTATCCGCTTTAGCTGATATGCCACCTGAGCACGGCTTATCTCATCACCGTTCCGTGCCAGCATCAAACAGCTTTCACCCACCAACCTGCACGCCTCGTTATATACCGAATCTGAGTCATCCATTCCAACCTCCGCATAAATTTCCCTCAATTTAGCACACTTTTTACGCCTGATAACCGAGATCGATATGCAAATATGCACATCGGTAAAAATAAATTCCTTTTTAAATCAATACCAAGCATATTCTTTTTAATTTAAGAATACCTAAGGTATTTACATAATAAATATCAATGGTATTCTATATCCATCGAAACAAAACATCGATGCGGCAGACAGGAACTACTCGCCGCGCCAGTCAGGACGACAGGCTGCTCATTAACAAAGCGAGGGACGAAAGCAGAGATGCTAATCAATCCTCGTGACGGATTTCTACCGCCGCTTGCGGTAGGCAAAATTAAAGGAGGTACTGAAATGGTGCACTAACGCGGTTAGACCGCAGCCGAAAGGCAATGCAGCAGTAATGATGCTGCCCTGAGTCGCAAAGTTGCGCGAGCCTGTGTAGTGACGGGTCAAGGTTCTTATATCAAAACAAGCTCCGGTAAAGCAGCGCACACGCCAGATGCGCACCGGTTATTAGCGGCTGAGGCGTCGAGACTCAAGGGCATGGGCGCGGCTACTGCGAGAGTGTAGCTCAAAGAGAAGTTGGCTTTGGGATTGGATGAGTGCACATGCTGATTAGAAGAAAAATCAACATTAAGGTAACCATATGGAACCACATGTAAAAAGAGTTTTGGATGAGCGTGATGAGCTGGCAAAGAAATGTGATGCATTGCTTGTGTTTTTGGGTGGTGAGTTTTTTCTTTCACTACCGAAAGAAAAGAAAGAATTGATGCATGAGCAGTACGCTGTGATGCGCGATTACCTCACTATTTTGGGTAAACGACTAGCACTTGAGAACGAGTAAATAAAGCATCTCATCCAATCACCAAAGCCAATCACCGGAGGTAACCATGATTCAGATAATCACCAAGCGTAAGAAAGATAACGCCAAGTCTCGTCGTTGCCGCCAACGTGGTGAGCACTACGCAGCATACAAGGCCGAGTGCGATGAAAGTCGTGCAATGGCAAGCCGTATTGAAGCAGCGTTCACAAAGCTCTCTGAGGGCTGCACATCGCGGGTATGTAAAGCAACGATGCCTATTCAGATTCGCAGCACAGAGCAGCCAAGCGCGGACAATATATGTTTGCCTGAGGTCGCTAAGTTTGCAGCAGGGCATCGTAAGTCAGAATCATTAACAGCGAGGTAGGTATGGTAAACGAAGAAGCATTCAACTATGCGCAGCAAGTCATAGCTGCGAGAGATGAAGAAATACGGCAACTAAGATATGCAATCATGAACATACGGCATGTTCTATACATGTCTGGTGCTAAATTTCCAATTAACGAATCCAGAGAAGTAGAGCTGAGCGTCGCGCTGGCAATAGTCGATGCCGCCACGCTCCACCTTATCCGGCATGACGACATGCTTGTGGAGCCATACCCTGAACTAGACGCAAGAGAAGAGAGCCCAAAGTGGTCATCTAGTTGATTTCTTTTGTTCTCTCATCATTTATTAGTTCATCATCGAGGGCGTCGCTTTTGCCAGAAAATCGGATGTAACACTCATGGTAAATTTCTTTAGGGATGCTGAGTTTTTCCTTTCTCGGCTGAGTTAAGCTTCTTCCATCTAAAGACAGAAGCCCTTTCCCAGCAAGAGAAATTGCTGTTTCATCCCCTCTCCTGACTGTAATTCCGTTATTGGCATCAACAGCAAAAGCAAGCATTGCTTTCTCTTTCAATGAGAGGGCGTCAAATATCGCAGCAAGTGCTCGGGATGCATTATCTCTTTCCCTTCGCGCTCTATTTTCGCTCAAGCGTTCAGTTATCAGGTCGTATGAGGATCGAAAAATCCCGTTAATAATGTAACTACCGCAAAACAGCAGCGTGTAATACATCCAGTAAGGCGGGATTATCTCAGGGTTACGAAGGTTAACCCATTCCTTGAAGTCAGTTGGTGAAATTATCACAAGAGCAATAAGGATGATAAGCATATGAATCAACTGTTTAAGTGTCATTCCCTGCAGGAAAAAACGTAGTAACTCCTGCCACCATGAGTTGTTCATCGGCGTAACTCTCTTTGCTCTCTGTAGGGGTGATTAGAGTTTATCCGATTTCTCGCTGTAGGGGTACAACGAGAGCCACCGCCGCCTGAGGTGGTTAAGACAGTTCAGGCACCTAATATAACGTTCGCAAAGAAGCCCACCACATAGTTAAGGGGTAAGAGAATGCACCAGTTTAAATTTGGAGATTACGCTCTGATTGAGCAAAAACGCCACGGCGCTCCCAATGAGATTTATGTCCACAAAGTGGTAGGCCATCTCAGTTCAAACTCGTGGGTAGATGTTCCGGTTCAGTGTACAGCTAAAGAGACACTGCATGACCACATGGAAGATGTTTGCTTATGCATATGCTGCGGTGTTGATGAGACTGTGGTGAAAAAATACCGAGTTAAAGACATGAAGTTAGCCCAAAACATAACGGCCTAAATTGGCGTAACTGAGGAATGAATGATGAAATTGAACATATCTGTAGAACTTGAATGGCTTGGCGAAGATGGCGACTTAGACGCAGAAGTTAAACAAGAGATTATCAGCGGCGTTAAGAATGCCATTTCACGAGATTGCTTGGCTAAAGTGGAAAAAGAAGCCTCTGCGCAGATTAATCAGGCAATCAACGAATCAATTTCAGTAGCGAAAAAAGCCATTGAGCAGAAAGCCATTAAATTTGCAGATGATTGGCTAGAGAAAGAAGTCACAGTTACTGATAAATGGGGTGATGTGCAGGACTGCTTGACCATTACAGACCTTATTAAACGCAGCTTTGACAAAACGCTGGAGAAGAAAGTCGATTCAAGTGGCAACTTTAGCAACGATTACAACTCAATGCCCCTTGTTAAATATCTGATGGGCCAGCGCATGGAAGAGCTAGTTCAGGCGAAAATCAAGCCACTACAAAAAGATATCGACAATGCGATCGCCAATGCAGTAAATGCAGGGATCCGCAAGAACGTATCAGATAAATTTGCTGAGATGATTATCCAGACGGCAAAGCAAAACAATCAACCAGCACTTGAAATCAAATAGTAACCCCCAGTGACCTTACCCTGCCACTTACCTTTATTGGTGGCAGCAATAAGACCACTAGATGAGGTGATGTATGACAGAGGCAATTAAAACAGGCGGATTGGCATTTCCGTTTAATGACATTGGTGGGGATTGCGACCCAGGCATGACGCTCAGGGATTATTTTGCAGCCAAGGCTATGGCGGCATTAATTCCCAGATATGCAGATGTGAATATTGATGACCTTGAAGTATTGGAAGAAATCGCAATTCGAGCAAGCAATATGGCAGACGCAATGATTAAGGCGAGAGGGTGAGATATGGAATGGATTAAGTGCAGCGAAAAAATGCCAAAAAATTATCAAAGGGTAAGGATAAAAACGCTATCAGGCCGAACCGGTTATGCATCTCATAGTCCCGCTAGATGGACAACTGATTATAAGTCTGAAATCAGAATTTGCGCAGTTAAGGGTGATGTTGTTACCCACTGGCTACCTCTCTAGCTACCCCCCCACCAATCCCCAGAGTAAGCCTGACAAATCATCGTCGGTGTTTTGCTGTGGGCTAAACACTACTAATCAAAAGGTATCCCTATGCAATACGCCATTGCAGGGTATCCCGCATCGGGATGCTCTACTAACTATTTGACCAAAATTCAGCATTCACCGGCCTACCGCCTCACATCAGCAAGCTTCACTCCCCCACCACGCAAGAGTTTACTGGACAAGATAGTAGAATTTCTACGCTCAAAGGGGAATCCGCTATGAACGTCACCAAAATTATGGCGCTCGATAAAATCACAAAAGGATTTGATTATCGCGATGAGAAAGCGCTGGAAGCGCGAACCGCTGAGCTGAATACCGAAATCAAAATTAAGCACATTGAGGCGCTATTTAAACAGGTCGGATTCTGCGACTTAAACCAAAAGGCACTTCACTTAATGCTTAATAACTCTGACTTTCAAGAAATGGCATCTCAGTTTTTATGGGACTCAATGCTTATTGCAGCGAAGTACGAGCGAGCAATGATGATTGACGGGCATGAGGAGGCGGCGTAATGAGCTTCAACATCGTTGAATTTGTACAGCAACAAGAGCCGTTATTCTCAAGTACGTTAACGGATCAGGGAGTGATATGGGCTAAGGAAAGCCAGTTCGCAATTCAGGCATTTCAGAAAAACGAAACTCTTTACAACACCGCCGTTGGCAACCCATCCAGTGCACAAAACGCCATCATTAACTTGGCAGCTATCGGAATAACTCTCAACCCTGCCAGCAAACTTGCGTATTTAGTTCCGCGAAAAGGTGTCGTTTGTCTTGATATAAGCTACATGGGGCTTCTTCATCTTGCTCAGTCAACTGGCTCCATTCTATGGGGACAGTGCAAGCTGGTTCACTCCAATGATGTGTATGAGTCTAATGGGCTAGACAGGGCTCCATCCCATAAATACAACGCTTTTGGCGAAAGAGGGACGGTCGTTGGTGGCTACTGTACCGTCAAAACTCCGGGGGGCGACTATCTCACGGAGGAGATGAGCCTTGCAGAAATAAAAGCAACAGAAGCCACAAGTAACGCCAAGAATGGCCCATGGAAGAATTTTTGGGATGAGATGGCACGGAAGACCATCGTGAAGCGGGCCAGTAAGTATTGGCCTCGCGCCGAACGCCTTGATGCGGCTATCAACTATGTGAACACGGAGGGCGGAGAGGGAAATAACTTCGATAATGCAAAGTCGCCTGAGCGAGATATCACTCCAATAACGACTGAGCAAAACGACAGAATTAACTCCATCCTCATAGAGGTTAACTCCACATTCGACAGTCTGAAAAAAGCATGCAAAACACTCACAGGACGTGAAGTTAATAACCAGTCTGAGCTTACTAGCAAAGAAGCAGGAATGCTTATATCCAGCATGGAGCGACGGTTAGCCAATAGCAAGGAGGCTGAAAATGCTTAGCAACGTAATAGCATCACAGCGGCTTGGCTTTGACATTTCCGCCATCGGGCAAGGAAGCGACGAGTGGAAAATGTGCCGATTGGCATGCATCACAGCTTCAAGAGTTGGCGACATTCTGACAGAACCGAAATCAGCCAAGGATAAGGCTGCTGGCTTGCTGTCAGGGATGGCAGAAACCTACATGAACGAGTTGATCGCCGAAGTTTGTACCGGTGCAATTCCAGATGAAATACCAGCGCGGCCACTTCTCTGGGGGAAAAAACACGAAGAGGCGGCAAGACTACTTTTCGAGTTCGAAAATGACGTCACTACTGAGCTTCCCCCCATCTTTTATAAAGACGAAACAATGCGCTGCGCATGCTCACCTGATGGCATGTGTAGCGATGGGCGAGGACTGGAGTTGAAGTCACCTTACACGTCAGCTCAGTACATTAAGTTTCGTCTTGGTGGGATAGATGCAGTAAAAAAAGAGTATATGGCTCAAGTGCAGTATTCAATGTGGGTTTCAGGCTGTAATCAGTGGTGGTTTAGCAATTATGACCCACGCATGCGTCGCGAGAACATGCACTCAATCATCATCGACAAAGATAATGAGTTCCAAGATGCCTTTGAGTTGAAGATACCCAAGTTCATCAAGACCATGGATGAGGCGCTTGATGTTTTAGGGTTCAAATTTGGTGACCAGTGGGGGAGCCTATGAACCACTCTCACGACAACATAACTGTTGGCAATATAACCCTCGTTTATTCAGGCAAGCACCACGGATGGATTACCCCTTACAACGAAGTCATTAAAAACCCATTAAAAGCGCAACGGACTGCTGAGCGGATTAACTCAAATCTGAAATTGTCACTCGCTGCCAACGGACTGGCAGCCTAATCCCCCACCCCATTACCGGCAGTCAATCTGCTGAGGAAACAGCTATGTCTGAAAATACTGATTATGAAACGTTAAAAGCTGAGCGTGATTCAGCACTCAATACATGTTCTCTGATTGCCGAGGCTTTGGGTATTACCGGCGAGGTGGCGGGTGACACTATTGCACGGGTGCAGCAGCTGGTTGGCGAGAATGCGGCGCTTACTGATAAAGCCGCCAGCGAACTTTCAAACTCATGGTTGTTGCATCGCGCTGTTATGACCATTCAAGCAGCCCTACATTGTATTCACGGCACTAATATCTATGAGGCTCAGTGCTGGCTAGAGAGCATCGCTGATGATGCTGAGTTAGTTATCCCGCCAGAAATGATGCTTAGTGATTTACAACGCTGGTTTGATGAAAACATGACAGGACTAATTACCCACGCCAAGGCTGTAGAAATAATCAAAGCTGAAATGAGTGCCACCACTCAGGCGCTTAATGAATATATAGCTAGGAGTATTGTGGCTCCGGACGGGTACCAGCTTTGCTTTGTACCACTCGAACAAACTACCGCATTTAGAGACGCATGCACCACTGCGTATGAGGAATCGCTGAATGGAACTGGGCCGTGCGGGGTATTCATGGCTGGGTACCGCTCTATGCTCTCCGCCGCGCCGAAGTTCGACGCCAGCCTGAGGGGTAACAACTGATGAATAACCTTGAAGAGCTAACTGGCAAAGCGCGAATTGAGCGGCTCAAAAGTAAGTTTGAATTAGCCAAGTCGTACGGCTCAGACCAGCTAACAGTGCCAATGCCTGATTTGGAAGCACTGATAGCACAACTGGAAGCGGCACAGAAAGAGCTTGATGAAGCGATAGTGCTGAATAAGCATCTAGACCTTTCGATTAGAAAGGGGGAAGTAGTTAATTCCTCACTTAGAGAAAGGGCAGAAAAGGCAGAGGCACAGGCAGAATCAAATGCGCTAGAGATTAGGAAGCTTGGTCTGCAATGGAATCGCGCCGAGAAAGCAGAAGCAGCGTTATCAGCGGCAAACGAGATAATTTCCAGCCTAAGGAGTGGGAGGAATGAAAGGTAATAAACCACCTATTAATTGGAATGAATATTTTACCTATGACCCAGATGAAGGATTGTTACGATGGAAAGTAAAACTATCAAACAGAACAAAAATTGGTGCCAATGCTGGGTCAATTGGCGGTCATGGTTACCAGCAGTTGATGATTTTTGGGAAAAGACGCCTAGCGCATAGGGTCATATGGGAAATGCTTAACGGTGAAATTAGTTACGGGATGCAAATAGACCACATCGACCATAACCGATTAAACAATAAGATTGAAAATTTAAGGCTGGTTACCGATCTACAAAACCATCGAAACCTAAGCATGCCACCCAAAAATAGCAGCGGAGCAATGGGTGTAAGCTGGAGAAAATCAAGAAATAAATGGGTCGCAAGCATAAGGGTAAATAACAAACTGAAGCATCTTGGCAGTTTCGAAAATATACATGAAGCTATTGAGGCTAGAAAACATGCTGAAAAATTTCTTGGGTTTCATCCAAACCATGGTGCTCCACGTTTAATTGAGCTGGTAGAGGGGAATGCAGATGCTGAGTAAGGGAAAAACAGAGGCTGTTATTGATATCTCACGTATCGGCGGCGATAAGCAGCGCATTGAGATTGTGCTCAAGTTTGGCATGGGTAGGACTATAACCGCATCTATGACGCCGGAAGATTTTGCGCTGGCAATAACGGGTCGCAGTGAAATCCCCGTCGATATAAATCTACGCCGTGTGACGATTGGAGTGAGCAATGAACAAGCTAACTGAGCAGGATTTGCGAGACATTGAGGCTGGCGCAATGCTAACCCAGCGTCAAGATAAGCTGATGGCCTCTGAGTTGCTATCACTGCGTGAGCAACTTGCAGAGTTGAAAGCGTTGGATCCTATCGGGCAGATTATTTTCGGTAGTTACGGTTCTGATGGCATACGTGAAGCCAGCGTTGTGTGCTTACACGACGAAGCTGATTGGGATAACTTTCAAGACGGCACACTATTATATCTAGAAGCCAAGCCAGCGGAGGACTAATGCTAATCGGCTTTGTTCTTCTCATAAGCTCATGCGGCTTTGATGCCTGTGATGCCCTACCAGTTTCAGACGATATCTACCCCACTCAATCCGAATGCCAACAAATATCAACTCTGATTAAAGAGCGCAGGCCCGACGTTGTGCTGATGTGCAGCGAAGTCTATCGCTAACTCGTTTTAACCCCATCACGGAACGACAGAAACGGATTTCACTAAATCTGGAGTATCCCTATGGCTATTTCAATGCTCCCAGTCGAGCGTAAATTCCCGCTGCCTGCTGAATTGACGGGCCGAATCAATGACCTTATTCACGAATATGACGGTGAAATAGGCGTCTGTGAGGTGCTTGGCGTGCTGGAAATCGTCAAGTTTGGACTGCTGAACCAACAAACAAATGAGGTGGCGTAATGTGCGACGAAATCGACCAAGCCCAAAATCTCGAATTACTCAACATCGAAATCGGAATAGCTAATCGCAAGCCGACAATGACGTTCACCGGACATTGCCATTTTTCAGAATGTCGCCAGCCCATAGAGCGCGGCTTGTTCTGTGATGCCGGGTGCAGGGATGACTATGAGATTGATGAGTGGCGCAAGGGGGTGGAGGCATGAGTGACTTTGGTGGCAGCAACACGCCGGACAACTTGAAAGATTTATGGATGACACCGCTCGATATCTTCACGGCGCTGGATATTGAATTTGGATTTTACCTGGATGCGGCAGCCAGTCACAAAAACACCCTGTGCGCCCGATACCTAACCGAACAAGACGATGCACTTATTAGTGCATGGGAAAGTTGCGGCGCTATCTGGTGCAATCCACCCTACTCCGATATCTCACCCTGGGTAACCAAGGCGGCTGAGCAATGTAAGCAGCAACTCCAAATGGTTGTGATGCTTGTTCCGGCCGACTCATCTGTAGGCTGGTTTAGCCAGGCACTGCAATCTGTGGATGAGGTGCGATTCATTACTGATGGCCGTATATCGTTTCTGCGCTCTGACACTGGCAAGCCAATCAACGGTAACAACAAGGGTTCGCTGTTATTTATCTGGCGACCATTCATCAAGCCTCGCTGCATGTTCACGACCGTTAAGCGCGATGAGCTAAAGGCAATTGGGCAGGAAATATTAACCGGGAGTAAAGCAGCATGAACTTAATCATCACATATCTTGACTGGATTCTGTTTGTCATCGTCTGTTGTGTTGGCTTCTATCTCGCACATGTGAAGAGATGGTGAATTGTGACTTCTCAAGAGAAACAAAACGCCCTCCTGTCCACCGCCAGAAAATGTAACAACGAAATTAAAACCACCCTCGCCGCTCTGCCGGCCAACACAAACAAAGACTCCATCACCCGCCCAATAATTCTCCGTCACTACGAGAAGATAAAGCCACTTGGCTACAAGCTGGCTTGGCTTCTTTTCGCCATTGGCGTTCTGAATGGTCAGTTTAAGTGGAATAGGTGATGGGATTGATAAAGAGATAAGAGGCCAGCTATGAATGATATCCGGCTTGATGATGAGTTATTCGACTTATCACAGGCCGCCGCCTACCTACGAAAATCCCCGCGAACCGTCCGCTTACTAATAAAAAATAAGCGACTAAAAGCGGGCAAGAGCGGAGCTAATGGCGGCGGAAGTTTTGAAATACTGAAATCAGCATGTCTTGAATATATCCACAGTAACCAACACAATCAGGCCGTGAATGCAGAAGACGGCCAAACAGATAAGGAATCTGTATGGCGCTCAAACAAAGGTACGGTAAGTGGTACTGTGATTTCGTTCGCCCGAACGGGGAGAGAGTTAGACGCTGCCTTGGTACGGCAGACAAGAAACAAGCGCAGGAACTCTTCGATCAGCTAAAAGCAGAAGCATGGAGAGTGGATAAGTTAGGCGAAATAGCTGAGCACACTTTTGATGAAACATGCTTGCGTTGGCTGACAGAAAAAGAGCATAAGCGCTCTTTGGATGATGACCGAACGAAGATTGAATTTTTCATTGGTCATTTTTCTGGGATGCCAATATCCAGCATTACCGAAGATAAGATTATGAAAGCGGTGTCCAAAATGCCGAACAGGAAGCATAGGCAAATTTGGGAGTCAAAAAGGGATGCGGCATTAAGGAAGAAAAAACCAATCCCTGGCTATGTGGAAAAGCAAGTTTCACCAGCAACAAGAAGCCAGTATCTTTCATTTATACGCAGTCTGTTACGAGCGGCGGCGGACGAATGGAAGTGGCTAGCTAAAGCACCAGTAATCAAGACCAGAAAACCACAGAGCAAGCGTATTCGCTGGCTGACAAAAGATGAGGCTGTAACCTTGATCAATTGTATGCCAGAAAACTTCCGCCCCGTGGTGGTCTTTGCCTTGGCCACCGGACTTCGGCGGTCGAACATTCTGGATCTGGAATGGTCGCAAATCGATATGCAAAGAAAAGTTGCATGGATACACCCAGAGAACGCCAAGGCGGGAAAGGCAATCGGCGTGGCTCTGAATGATATGTCATGCAAGGTATTACGTGAGCAGATAGGCCGACACTCAAGATATGTGTTTGTCCACACCTCGGCATGGCACCGGGCAGATGGAACAAAAACTGCCGAGGTCAGGAAAATGCGTGTTGATGATAATACAGCATGGAGAACTGGATTGAAGCGATCAGGGATAACAGACTTTCGTTTCCATGATTTGCGGCATACCTGGGCAAGCTGGTTAGTTCAAGCAGGAGTCCCACTATCAGCACTTCAGGAAATGGGCGGATGGGAAAGCATAGAAATGGTGCGTCGGTATGCCCACTTGTCGCCAAACCATTTAACTGAGCATGCGCGTAAAATTGATGAGGTAATGGGGTTTAATGTCACTAATCTGGCACTTTTGAAAAAGGTAGCTGATAATTAAGGGGGGAATTCGAGGGTAACTCATTGATTTTAATGGTACGCCCTACAGGGCTCGAACCTGTGACCTACGGCTTAGAAGGCCGTTGCTCTATCCAACTGAGCTAAGGGCGCATTTGATATTTACCGCAGCATAGAACGCTGCTGGCAGTCAGTTGCGGGTTGGATTATACGGGCAGTCGCCTTTGAGTCAATGGCTTTTCGCCTTACGGTTTATCAACTGGCTATTTAATCGTTAATTAATCGTTATTATACGCCTGACAGCACGCCCCGCTTCTGACAAAATAGGCAGATTCCCGCTTTTTTAATTGATGGACCCTTCCACTGATGTCAGCGAAAATTATAGATGGTAAAACGATTGCGCAGCAGGTACGAAACGAAGTAGCTGCGTTGGTACAGAAACGTTTAGCTGCGGGTAAACGTGCCCCTGGCCTTGCTGTTGTGCTAGTAGGTGAAAATCCAGCCTCACAAATTTATGTCGCCAGTAAACGTAAAGCCTGTGAAGAAGTGGGTTTCGTTTCCCGCTCTTATGACCTGCCGATGACCACCACGGAAGCCGAGCTGTTAGCATTGATTGATTCACTGAATGACGATAGTGAAATAGATGGGATTCTAGTACAACTGCCACTGCCCGCGGGTATTGATAATGTCAAAGTCCTGGAACGTATTCACCCGGATAAAGACGTGGATGGCTTCCATCCCTACAATGTTGGCCGCTTGTGTCAGCGGGCGCCTAAACTCCGCCCTTGTACTCCACGCGGCATCGTGACACTGCTAGAGCGTTATGATATCCCGACTTATGGTCTGAATGCTGTCGTGGTAGGGGCATCCAATATTGTCGGCCGCCCGATGAGCCTTGAGCTATTACTGGCGGGTTGCACCACTACCGTCACTCATCGGTTTACCAAAAATTTGCGCCAACATGTCGAAAATGCAGATTTATTAGTCGTTGCTGTCGGTAAACCCGGTTTTATTCCCGGTGAGTGGATAAAACCCGGTGCTATCGTGATTGATGTCGGCATTAACCGCTTGGAAAGTGGTAAAGTAGTCGGTGATGTAGAATTTGATGCCGCCGTTGAGCGTGCGGGTTGGATTACACCGGTTCCCGGTGGCGTCGGGCCGATGACCGTTGCAACACTGATACAAAATACCTTGCAAGCCTGCGAGGAATATCATGACATCAACGAAAATAGAGTGAAAGGACAGTAA